GCTTTTATGCTCGGGCATTTTGTGGGGTGCGGCCATGATGCGGGCCGAAGTGTTATATGCCCATGGTGTCCGAACTGGCGACTTCACAGCCCTTTTAGTCGCGCGTGATTTATACCCGTATTTAAAATACATAGCTCAAGGCCCTGCACGGGCGGGTAGCATTCAAGACATAATCCGTGCGGTGCGTGAGGACCCAAGGGCATTCGACCTTGCGGCAGCGCTACATCAACTTCAACCCAGGAGACACTAAAATGCGATTTAACTACAAGACGGCGCTGATGCTGGTCGCAATCATTGGCGTCCCGCTTTCGGCGGCTTATGCGGCGGGTCTTTACCCTAACTATCCTCTGGTCGGCGGGGCGGCGGTTTGTTCCTCCACCTCAACTGGCGTGAGCGGTCAGGTTTGCACCACCACCACGCCTGCCGGTCCTACCATCGTCACCGGCTCGGAAACTACGGCTTGGGATACCAACCTCAGTCAGGGCCGTTCTCCGCAGACCGTGCGCCTTGGCATGGCGAGCATGAATGCTTTGCCGTGGACGTTTACGGCCTTGGTGCCTTCGGCTGCTACCCTTACGCAGACCACCCTATCAACGCAGGGCGGATTGATGATTACTGGAGCGGCTTCACTCACGCCATCTATCGGCGTGATCCTGCCGCCTAGCCCGATTGACGGTCAACAGTTCTCTTTGTCTGCCAATGTAGCGCTTGCTGCATTGAATGTGGTTGGGTCCGGGTCAGCATCGGTTTCCGCTGGTCCTACGTCTCTAAGCCCATATGCGCTCGGCGCGCCGGTTGGCTATAAGTTCATTTACCATGCGACAAATACCACATGGTATCGAGCCAATTGATTTCCCCGCTTGTGCAACCTCTCGCATAAGCAAACTTGCCGGGGCTTAAAAACCCCGGCTCTTTCCTCAGAGACGCAACATGATTAGAATTATCACGGCACTAATGCTGACGTTGCTTGCGTCTCAGGCTTTGGGGCAATCAACGGTTAAGGTTTGCATTCCGACAGGTGTTGGAAATTCATGCCAAGACGTGACTTCAACTAACCCATTTTACGTCACGACCAATCCAGCGATTAGCATTGGAACGGTTAATCAGGGAACGTCCCCTTGGGTTGTGGGCGGAACGGTCGCGCTAACCGCAAGTACGCAAACGATAGGCAACGTTAATATAGCCGGGCTGAGCTATAATAATATTTCAGCATACACGAATACGGTTGTGAAGCTGACGCCTGGGGTATTCGGCGGACTGTCTGTTAATTCCGCTGGCACAACCTCAACCGCAGTCGTCTATGACAATACGGCGTGTAGCGGATCAATCATCGGCACATTCACCACGACTGCACAGGGCGCGGTTGTTCCAGTTAATGCCGCTGCGGCTACCGGGATTTGCGTGGCAACTGCTGGTTCACTTACGCCAGCCAACTTGACGGTTCTTTATCGTTGAGCAGCATTGAAGTTAACTTCCCTGAAAAGACTGCGTTTCTATTCGAGCCGCATCCTTACAAGTGCATTTATGGTGGACGTGGCAAGTCAGCCTCTTGGAGTTTTGCCAGAGCGCTATTGATCCTTGGCCGTAGACGGAAGTTGTTTATCGTTTGCGCCCGTGAAATTCAGAAGTCCATCCAGGAATCAGTTCACAAGCTCATTGCCGATCAGATCGCAGAGCTTGGCTATGGATCAGGACAAGAGCATTACTTTTACGATGTGCAGAAGTCCGAGATTATCGGATTGAATGGGACGAAGTTTGCGTTCGTCGGCATTCGCAATAACGTCAATTCGATAAAGTCCATGGAGGCGATTGATATATTCGCGGTGTTTGAAGCGGACGCCGTTTCTCACAACTCATGGGAAAAGGTTTTACCAACGGTCCGCCGCGACCCTCCGTTCGGGCCATTCGACTTAGGCTCTGAGGTTTGGTTGGAATTCAATCCCGAACTAGAAACTGATGAAACCTACAAACGATTTGTCATTGACCCGCCTGCCGGTTGCGTCTCGGTCGAAATGTCTTATCGCGACAATCCTTTTTTCCCGCAAATCCTGCGCACTCAAATGGAAGCGGCCCGAGGTAAGGACGAGGATAACTGGCGCACGGTTTGGTTGGGCAAGCCTCGCAAGACGTTACAAGGCGCTATTTTTGGTAAGGAATTATCGCTGGCGATAAAAGAGGAACGGCTTAGCCCGCATATCAAGATCGATCCGATGAAGCCGTGTGTGTTTAGTTTTGACCTTGGGGACCATGACGTGTGTTGCTGGTGGGCATGGCAACAGATTGGAATGGAACATAATGCGGTTGATTATTATGGCAATACTGGTTTTGGTATTGATCATTATTTGGATGAGATCGAAAGCCGCAAGTTGAAGGTCAAGAATATCCTGCTCCCGCACGACGCTGCCCAGGCGCATCAATCGGCTAGAGGCGCGAAGTCTGGAAACACCATCGAAAAACAAGCGCGAGCCATCTATGGCGATAAGGTCAAACTGGTTCCGCGCGTTTCTGTGGTCAATCGAATTAATGCTGCGCGTTCTTTGTTTCCTCGCATTAACATTGCGGAGGGTCCTACATCGGACGGGGTGATGAACTTAACTCGGTATCGATATAAGATCAGTGCGCGCGGTCAGAGGTCGTCGGTTCCAGATCACGCAGATAGCGATCCGGCAGACGCCTTTACTTACTACGCCGTTTGGTTGCGCGAAGGTTCTAGCGATGCTCCCAAGCCGCAGCAGGAAGTTCATAGGGTTTCTCCGCTTGAACACAGCCTTGGTTGGATGGGCTGAGCATGGCACGCGCGCCGCGATTAGTTGAAGTTGCCGACGAGCCTGATGCAGAGGATAAGAAAATTCTGCAAGAGGCTAAGGACAATTTTAAGCGCTGGCAGGAATACGAATCAGACTTTCGCAATCGGTATGTGGCAGACGTAAAGTTTTCCAATGCCGATAGCGACAATGGATGGCAATGGCCGAATGATCTAAGGGCGGACCGTGAGGCTAATAAGCGTCCTGCTCTGACGATCAATAAGGTTCAGCGCCTTGTCGCGATGATTACCAACGATTGCAGCGAGAACAAGCCTGCGATCACGATTAAACCAACCGGGAACGAAAGCTCCTACAAGTCCGCGCTGGTTTATGAGGGTCTTGTCCGCGACATTGAATACAAATCTGCGGCGCAGAACATTTACGATGATTGCTCGGTAAGTCAGGTTGAAGGCGGCATAGCTTATTTCCGCATTGAGCAGGTCCATACCGACGATGAAAGCTTTGACCAGGAGCTAAGGGTTACGCCGGTCCGCGATCATCTAGGCGTGTTTCTGGACTGTGACATTAAGCAGAAAGACGGGTCCGACGCGCTATGGGGCGGCGTGTTCGATGACATGCCAAGGGATGAGTTTGAAAAGCTCAATCCCGACATTGATATGCAGGAAGTCGGTGGCTCTACGGTATTTGGTGAGGCCGAAGGCGGGGATTGGCTTCGTGAGGATTCAATCCGCATTGCCGAGTATTATCGGATTGTTCAGAGCAACGATGAACTATATTGGGTTGAGGACGATCAAGGAAATACCGAGACGTTCAAGGCGTCGGAAGCACCTAAAGGTTTTAAGGCCACTCTAGTCCCGGGCAAGTACAAAAAACGAAAGATAGTTAACCGGCAGTTGGAATGGTACAAGATTGCCGGTCATAAGATCATCGCGAGACGGGATAAAGATAACGACCCTCTCAAGGGAAAATACATTCCTATCGTTCGCGTGGTCGGGGTTGAGCGAGTTATTGACGGCAAGTTAGAACGCAAAGGTTATGTGCGTCCTATCAAAGATGCGCAGCGGATGTTCAACTATGGAGCTTCGCAAAGTGTTGAAAGCGTGTCGCTTCAAACTAAAACCCCTTGGGTTGGACCAGCGGCTGCGTTTGAAGGCAACGAAGTAGCCTGGAATAATGCCAATACGCAGAATGCGGCTTATCTAACCTATCGGCATCAAGACGCTGATGGCAATCCACTTCCTGCACCGCAGCGCTTAGAGCCGCCTAAATCTGCGGAAGGTTTTCTGCAAGAAATGCAGATAGCCGACAATCAAATGGCGATGGTTGGTGGTCGCGAGGATGCAGGGCTTGGACGTGAGGGCCAAGAAAAGTCCGGCATTGCCATCCAGCAGCGTCAACGCATGGGCGACAAGGCCAACGGAATTTGGCTGACTAACCTCGCAATTGCGCTTTGCTATGCCGGTAGGATTATCATCGATCTTGTTCCGCACATTTACGATACCAAACGCGTTATTCAGATCATGGGACAGGACGGCGAACAGTCCAAGGTGACTGTCGATCCTGAGGCTGAACTGGCGTATCAGGAAGTCACTCAAGACGATGTAACAAACGTCTTGTTCAATCCGGCAGTCGGTAAATACGAAGTTCAATCCGCTCCAGGTCCGGCTTATGCAACGCAGCGTCAAGAAGCATGGAACGCCTTCGTCAGCATCGTCAGTGGCGCGCCTGACCTGATTAACAAGATTGGCGACCTCATGTTTAGGTCTGCCGATTTCCCATTGGCTGACAAAATTGCTGAGCGTTTGCGCAGGGACATTAAGAATAGCGCGCCTTGGCTATTGGGTGACACGACTAACCCGCAAGTTGCTCAAATGCAGCAAATGCTTACCGACGCGCAGGGGCAGGTTGGCGAACTCATTCAGAAACTTGCCGAGAAAAACCTTGAGCTTAAGAACAAGGATGAGGAAAACGCGGTTAGACGGTTTGATGCGGACAGCAAGCGCCTGACCGCAGAATCCAATGCAATCACGGATATGAAAAAATCCAATATTGAATTGCATCAACTACTGATGACCATCACCGGCACCTTAAATGATATGAAAAACGACAATATGGACCGCGAAAGCGACAGGTCTAATCCGGTTCAAGAGGCCGAGGCTGATCGAGACGAAGCGGCGGAAGGTGAGCCTGGATCGCCGGTAGAGCAGAATGAAGTGCCACCGTTTGAAGGTGCACAAAAAGCAAAAGATGGAAACTGGTATCACGAATATCAGCCTGGGAAATATGCAGCGGTTCTAGGTGGCGCGAGTGCCCAATAACCCGCTTCAACAAGAACATATCGTCCAATTATCTGGAGGCAGTCCAGTATCAATTGGTGGCTACCATATAGTTCCGGTAGACCATAATCCGTTCGATGATTCTATTGGAGATAAAGAACGCCAGTTGCTTCATCAGAATATTTTAACTAACCGCGCCGCAACAGATATACAAACTCTTGATCCCGGCAGAACGTGGAATAATATGGATCAAAACGCGATTGATCCGGCTAATATGCAAGCTCCGTTTCAAGAGGATATTTGATGGTTGAGCAGACAGTCAGATCGGTTGCTAAGGAAATTGGCTCAGCCTTCTACGAGGAAAGCCAGCGCAGCCCAGGTTTCCGCCAAGCATTCCCAACGCTGCAAGCTTTCATGCGCGGTCAATGGTATCAACCGGACGGCTCGATTAAACTCTATCGGCCCGGTTGGATGCACTTTGTCGATACCGCTCGTAAGCGCATTGCGCAGATGATTGGCAGCAACGGCACAAACGAATATCTGAAATACCGCATGTATGATGCGTTGATTGAAGATCGCCAGCGGACATATCAGGCGGAAATAACCAACCGAAAGAACGTCAAGGATTTGCCGCAAGGCGTTTTGAATAGGAGGCTAGATGGCTAATAAACTCGCAAAGCTTGCTGGCATTAAATCCGCGCCTACGGCCATGCCGGTCAATGAGGAAATGCAATACCGAGCGCGTGAAGCCTTGCATACCATTCATAAAGCGGCTGAGCATAAGCGCGACAAAGATTTAATGCGGCACGTCACACGGCTGGCGAAGGCGCAAGTCAAAGCAGTTTGCAAGTAATTTAACCAACGGTCCGGCCCGGTTGCCGTGCAATAAAGGAAACCTACGATGGCTGACGAAAATACCGAAGTTGTGGCCGATGAACCGCAGCTTAAACTCGAAACTCCAAATATGGATGAACAATCATCCGCGCCGAAGGAAGTAGTTGAGCCTGTAATTCCAGATAAGGAAAAGCCCGGCGACGAAGAAAAGCCGGAAGTCAAAGAGCCGGTAAAGGCCGAGGAAGTTGAAGAAAAACCTGCCGAAACTGTCGATTGGAAAGACAAAGAACTCAAGCGCAAACACGCGCAGATCAAAGAGCGCGACCGCGAACTAGAGACAATCCGAAAAGAGAACGAGGATTTACGCGCTCTAGCCGCACGCCCAGTTAAGGAAGGCGAAGAAAAGCCAACCGAACGCCCTGCGGCTAATATGACGCAGGCGCAAATCCAAGAAGCCGCGCGGGTAATGCGCGATCAAGAGCGCTACCAGGACGACCTGACAAGAATTAATGCGGATGGCGAGAAAAACTACAAAGGCGAATGGGCCAAATCTCTCGAAAACCTCGCCACGCTAGGCACGGTCGAAATGCCAGTGATGCAAGGTATTCTGGCAACCGATGATCCGGCGAAAGTCCTCTATGAACTCGGCAAAAACCCCGCCGAATATCAGCGCATTATGGAATTGCGGCCCGAGCGCAGACAGACCGAGTTTGTTAAATTGAGCCTCAAGGCCGTAGCTAAGCCAAAGCCATCGGCTGCACCTGAGCCGGTAGAAACCGTGAGAGGGCGCGTTACGCCGTCTGCGCTTCCTCAAGACAGCGACGATGACGATACGTGGTATGCGAAGTGGGAGGCACATCAAGAAGCTAAGCGTAAGAAGTCTGCTTAATTAAAGCATAGTAGTCTCGGCTATCTCCGAATGCGATCCCATACCTAGCAGGACAATAAATAAAGCTAGGCGATCCGGTCCGACGCCCCGTGCTTGCTCTAACTCTCGCGATTGAGCACCGCGAAACAAACCAACGGCTTGAAACCCCGTCCCCTCCTTAAGCACAGGATTAATCCGTCATGGCTAACAGCCTTTTGACTATTTCGCAGATCACAAGAATGGCTATCCCATTGTTTGTGAACAGTAATGCATTCATCAAGAATCTTGACCGCCAATACGATAAGGAATTCGGCAAGAACGGCGAGAAAATCGGTTCAACTCTCCGTATCCGCCTGCCGAATGATTACACAACTAATTCCGGCCCGGCTATTTCCGTTCAAGACACGACGGAAGTCCAGACCGTACTCACGATGGCCGATCAGGAAAACATCGCGGTTAGCTTCACGACTGCTGACCTCTTGCTTTCCATGGACGACTTTTCGGAACGTATTCTGTTGCCCATGATGAACAACCTTGCCGGTAAAGTTGCCGTCAACATCATGAACAACAATGCGCTTGCGATCTGCAATATGAACGCCAACCTTGATGCGAATGGCGGTCTGCTTACCCCGAATGACGGTACTTACCTGGATGCGAAAGCCTCTATGGCGATCAATTCCACTCCGCCTTCGATGCAGAAAATTATCAACGATCCTCGTACCGAAGCCCGCGTAGTTACGTCACTGGCTGGCTTGCTCAATCCGGCAAGCGCAATCAGTGATCAGTATTACGAAGGCATCATGTACAAGGCTCTTGGTGCGACGTGGTACTCAGACCAGACGATATTGAAAAATACTACAGGGTCGGCCACTACTGCTACGGTGAACGGCGCTAATCAAACTGGTCCTATCTTGACCATTTTGGCTCTGACAGGAACAGCTCTTGCCGGCGATATTTGGTCTATCGCTGGCGTGAACGCGAGCAACATGGTGACGAAACAAGACACTGGCGAAGTTCGTCAGTTTGTTATTACCGTGTCGGCTGCGAACGGCGATACATCGTTGAACATTTTCCCCTCGATCATTCCTGAGGTTAATGGTCAACCAGTGCAGTATCAGACGGTTGTAAGTTCACCGGCTGATCAGGCTGTTATGACGCCATATCTTGCGGCCTCTACGACCTATCGGAATAACTTCCGGTACTCGCCACATGCAATCACTATGGCGACTGGTGATCTCCCTCTCCCTGCCAACAAGGTAACTGCTCGCCATAAATACGATAATGTCTCGATGCGTATGGCGCGTGACTGGATGGTTGGCACCGATCAGGAAATCACCCGCGTTGACGTGCTTTTCGGTTCGTTGACCGTGCGACCTCAGTGGGGGAGCAGGGTGCCTGACCGAATCTGATTTGATTTACAACTTAGCGGTGGGGCAATCCCGTCCCACCGCTTCTATCTTAGGAGTGTTTAACTAATGCGAGATCTTCGCAAAAGCCTGCCACAGACGGCACAGAACGACCGCAACAAATTCCCTGACTACAAATATCAGCCATACCCCAAGATGATGACCAAAATCGTCGGGGACAAAAAAGTCCCTTATCTCAACGCTTCCGGTCAGCCCGTGATTGTAAACGACGCGACCGAGGAAGCTCAGTTCAAGGCTAAGCATGGCGTGGCTGTAGATGCAGAGCCGCAGGCCAAAACGGTTGCGGTTGAAACAAAACCCGTAACGCTTGCCGCCATTGCTTCCACGGAAGCCCCGGCCAAACGCAAATACACGAAACGCGCACTTCCGGCTGACCTTCCTGCATGACAACCGGCGCTGACGTTGTAATTCAGGGTCTAAAGAAATCTGGCGTCACCGGACAGGGGCGCACGCCTTCTGCCGATGACAGTCAGGATGCTCTTTCTGATCTGAACGATATGTTGGCGGAATGGAATACGCAGCGTTGGATGATTTGGCACTTGCTGGATTTGGGAGTTGTCTCGAACGGTCGCCAAACACCATACACGATAGGGCCGACCGGAGATTTTAACGTAGCGAGACGACCCGATAGGCTCGAATCTGCTTTCTTGCGGCAATTGGTTTCTACAGGCTTGGACGTTGATACCTTCATTGAGATTATTCCTTCTTGGGAGGAATATGCTCAAATCTCACTTAAAAAGCTTCAATCGTTCTCGCTCTATGGGTTTTTGGATTCGACTTGGCCGCTCGGCAATCTCTATATTTACCCATGGCCGCAGGCTGCGAGATATGAGTTCCACGTCCAGTTAAAAGATGTATTGCCGATAATTGATCTAGTCACCGATCTTTCGACCATTCCAGATCAATACGTTTCGGCAATGAAGTTCAACTTGGCAAGGCGTTTGCGTCAAGCCTATGGGAAGGGCTTAGCGCCTGACCCTGAGTTGAATAATCTGGCGCGCAATAGTCTGGACGTTGTTAAGACTTCAAATATTGCCGTCCCAGAGTTGAAAATGCCCAAGGCTCTCATTCGCATGTCGAGTTCATGGAATATACTTTCTGACCAATTTTCAGGTAACGGCTAATGCGTAAATCCACCCAACACAAACTAAGGAGAAGCTAAAATGATCGTCGGAATTCAGCCTGTTGCTGGTGGAGGCCCAGCCCTTGTTGACCAGACTTGGCTTAACGGCGTTGCCAATGGTCAAAACCAAAGCTTTGTTAACGGTCTTGTTGCCCATGCCGGTGGAACGAAAGCCGCTGCGCTTCAAATCCCTGCTGGTGTTGCCATTGCTATTTTTGCCACGGTGGCAACGACTGGAGATAGCGCGCTACTCCCGCAAGCAAAACAGCGTAATACGCTCAAGGTTTATAACGCTGGCGCGCAGACGATTGATCTTTACGGTCGTGGCACCGATACCGTTAATCAAGTCGCTACAGCTACGGCTTATACTTTGACTGCCGGACAGGCTGCGGAGTTTTTCTGCGGCGTTGATGGCAACTGGTCTGCCATAAAGAGCGCGTAGTTTTGAATGGTCGCAATACCGCTTACGTCAGGTGCTTACAGTTCCAAGAGCATAATTAGTAATGCTCAGGTCTGCAAAAACCTGTACTTAGAGCAAAACCCTTCCGATACAAAACCACCACAGCCCACCACACATTATCCGCGTCCTGGTAAACTACTTCTAGCCACTCCACCAACGCTAGGATCGGGACGCGGATTGTACCGGGCGACAAATGGCGATCTATACGTCGCAATCGACGACATAATCTATTTTGTCAGCGATACGTTTGTATTTACTCCGGTTGGAAACATAGCTCACGGTTCGTCGATTGTTTCCATGGCCGATAACGGTCAGGACATTGGCAATCAGATTTGCGTGGTGAACGGTTCGCCTAACGGGTGGACCATCGATATGACTACCCGCGCCTTTGCGATGATTGTGGATGGTACGGGTACGTTTGTAGGAGCTAATCGGGTTGATTATCTACAGGGATATTTTCTGTTCAATGCGCCGGGTACTCCATACTGGTACATATCAAATCCGAATAGCGTTGTGTTTAACGCGCTGAACGTAGAGCCTAAATCGTCTTATGCGGACGCCATTCAAACGCTAGGGGTGAGACTTCGTGAAGTTTGGTTAATTGGAGTTCTGACTACAGAGCCGTGGTATCTTTCAGGCGCTCCAGACTTTCCTTTCGAGGCGATTGCATCCACATTCGTTCCTTACGGCTGCATTGCTGTTTATTCCATGGCGTCGATTGACGTTTCTTTGTTCTGGCTTAGTCAGGATTTGAAGGGTCAAGGGATTGTCGTTAAATCAGACGGTTACAACGCCAAGCGAATTTCTACCTTCGCCATTGAGGCAGAGTTTCAGACCTATGGTGATTTGAGCGATGCTGTGGCCGGGACTTATCAGAAAGACGGCCATACGTTTTATGTGCTGACGTTTCCGACCGCTGACAAGACTTGGGTTTATGATCTAGCGACTGACCAATGGTATGAATCGACATGGGTTGATAGCGATGGTAACGAGCATAGGGACCGCTGCCCGTTTTACGCCCATGCTTATAATCGAGTGATTGGGCAGGACTGGGAAACCGGCAAGCTTTACGAGATTGATAGTAATACTTACACGGATAACGGCGACCCGATTTATTGCCGCAGAGGTTTTCCGCACGTCCTAGACGAAATGGACCGGGTAACGCATTGGTGTCTGACCGCAGATATTCAGTGCGGAACTACAACCGATAACGACGCTGATCCGCAACTTAACATGCGATATTCCGATGATCGCGGGCAAACATGGTCTGATCCGTTGATGGCTTCGTTCGGGAAAATTGGTGAATATCTGGTTTCTCCGCAGTTCCAACGCCTAGGAATGGCGCGCGATAGGGTTTATGAGTTGTTTTGGTCCGAGAATATCAAAACAGCCTTGAACGGCGTTTATATCGACGTAGAGAAAGCGGATTCGTGAAAAAGGTTTGGGGCTGGTCCAAGGACGGTGAGTGGTTCCTTTCCAAGTTCAAGAAGGAACCTAATCGCCCGGCTAATAAATATGCTTCACAGGCCGAGGCAATCCAAGAGGCTGAGGCTAGAGGCTTGACGGTTGAATGGCTAGTGTAGCGACCCAACCGCCATTGGCAATGCCAACCGAGACTATGCCGGTTTCCGACAGTACCGGAATTGTTAATCAGATTTGGTGGCGGTTTTTCTACGGTCTTTATAAACGCAATGCCTCGACCATTCCTTATCTTGTCGGCACGGCTTTAACTGCTGCTGGCACCACGCAAGCGAATGCCTTGGCGCTCACTACGGAATGGAGCGACATTGCGACGACGCCAGCCAACTCAGGTGTTCGGCTTAACAATTTCGGAGTGGGGTTAAATTCGGTGGTGTTCAACAACGGCGGCGCGACGTTGAAGGTTTACCCGCCCATAGGCGCGACGATTGATGCGCTTGGATTGAACGCCCCTTACTCATTGGCGAACGGTTTAGATCGGGACTTTTACCAATTGACCGCAACGCAGTTTCGCTCACGATGAACCAAGTTGTTCAGCTATCGGATAGAGACAAAGTAAATCTGATCGAATCGGAAATGCGAAAGCATCCGCAAGTTTCCTTATCTTTGAAACATTACAATGCACCTGGGGTTTATGCGCGCGAATTGTTCGTCCCGGCTGGAATTTTATTGACAGGTAAAATTCACAAGTTTGCTCAGATCAACATTCTATCCAAAGGGACTATGCGCGTTTTAACTGAGGATGGAATTAAGGAAGTTTCTGCATCGTTCACAGTGGTTTCTCCTCCAGGAACTAAACGCATTGCTCTAGCCGTGACTGATTGCGTTTGGACAACCTTTTTGCCTACCGATGAAACTGACCCTGAAAAGATTGAAATAGAATTTACGGCTGAGAATGAAGATGAATACCAACTATTCCTAAAACAAGAGCAACAAAAATGTCTTTCGTAGCGACTGCAATTGTTGGTGCTGGTGTTCTAGGGGCTGGCGCAAGCATTTATGCGGCTAATACGGCTGCTGGTGCTCAGACCTCGGCTGCTAATGCCGCGATTTCCGCACAGCAACAGCAATTCCAACAGACAAAGGCTATTGAACAGCCGTTTATAGACGTAGGCACTCAGACCGCGCCACAGGCGCAGGCATTTTCCGATACATCAAACCCTAATTCCACACTATCTCAGTTGATGGCATTAACAACGCCAGGAACCACTACGGACGCGAACGGAAATCCGACTTCCACTGAAACCGCCGCATTAGCGCAAACTCCCGGCTATCAATTCTCTCTACAGCAGGGAAATATTGGAGTGCAGAACGCTCTTGCGGCAAGAGGGCTTGCTGGCCCCGGTGGGGCGCTGGCTAAAGGCTCGGCTAACTTTGCTGAGGGGTTGGCCGGAACGACTTGGCAGAATGTAGTTAACGGGCTTCAAAACACCTATTCGTCCGGTTCCAGTGCATTGCAAAACCTGCTTTCAACTGGCGGCAATGCCGCAAACGCTTTGAGTGGCGCTTCGACAACTACGGGGCAGGGGATTTCCAATAATCTTATCGGTGCTGGCAATGCACAGGCCGGGGCGGCCATCGGTTCAGCTAATGCTATCGGTGGCCTAGGAAGTTCGATTAGCACCGCAGCGCTATTGAGCAAGTTATTGGGGAATACGAGCGGCGCTCAGGCTACAACAATTTATGGCGGCGCTGGTGGACTTGGCGTTCCTACTTTCCCGCCATAAGGAATAGGTCAAAAATGAAACGCTATTATAGCAAGATCAAATGCCGCATAGCTTCGATCACCTCATTCCGTTGTGTTGAGCGCGATCCAGAGAATAAATATAACGCGACCTATGAGTTTAACTGCGATGTGATGGCTGATGTTATTAAGGCTAATAATCCTAATGGAAATGGACTTCACATAGTCCGGTTTAAGCAAGACGATTTAGCTTACGATGGACGAAACGAACTCAGAGAAGTTGGCGAATGGGTTGTTTCTCCGCTCCCACTCTATCTTGTAGAACGCTATGACTTTGCGGAGGATGAGATAAAATACAACATCATCGATGAGCCAAGCTTTCACAAGTTCTATTTTCAAGACGATGAGCCGGAACTGATCGAAATGCATGGCTTTGAGGAACCAATTAGGCGTACCGCATGATACCTGATCTTAAAGAAGTAGAGATTGGAGCGAGGGCGCTTGCACAAGTTTATGGCCGCGACCCCGATAAGACTTGGATTCAGTTTTCTACTAGAGCGGAAGCGGTATTAAAAGCAGTTCAAGAGGCTAAAAATGACCAATGAAGAATATGCCTATTGGGCTAGGAACTCAATTCAATCAAGCAACGCCAATGCTCTTAAATTTAATCATGAAACTGGAAAACTTGAACGGATATTGCCGCCATTAGGCGCGGCTCAGATAGTTGAACTTCACTGCTCCAATAGTACGGAAGCCTAATGCCTTCATTGCAAGACCTTCTAGCTGCTAAAGGCGCTCCTGCTATGCCTCCGCAGGGCCAGCAGGCTATGCCACAGCAACCCATGCAAGGTGGCAATCCTCTTGCTCAACTCGCTCCACAGCAGCAGCAACCTCCTCCGCCGCCACCGGCTCCTACCCATGCGCAGACCGTAGCGGCAGTTCATTACTTTGGGCAAATCAAACAAGCCATGAGGCCAGTATTGGACGATCCTAATCTGGGATCAAAAAACATTCGTCCTAAGCTGCTCGATCAATTCTCAAAGCTTATCGCGTCAAAGACGTTGACACTTCCTGAGATTATGAAAGCCATCAAGTCACTTCCTGATGATCCAATACAGCAAAAATCATTCGTGGAAAATATTTATCAGGCCAACGACAAGGCTCAAATGCTAGTGCTCGGCCATCACGCTATGGGACCGCAAGCACAGCCGGGCCAAGAGCCTGAACAATGGTCGCCTGATAATCATCAGGATCAAATGGCTGGTTTGATGCAGCAATATGGTGGGCAGCGGTAATGGCCGAGGTAAACACAGACATTTACAAATCGTTAGGTCAGAATAATCAGTCCATGTCGCCGTTGCAGATTATGCAACTCATTGGTCAGGTTAATCAAAACAAGTTATTTAACCAGACTTACGATGCCCGCCAAGGAATTGGCGAGGCATATAGTCAGAATGTTGGGCCGGATGGAAAGATCAATACTCCTGGATTAATTCAGTCTTTAACCGCAAAGCCTAATTTCCTAGCTGGCGATGCGGTTAACCAAGGCATTACCAATGCAACAAATCAGTTTTCATTGGATACTGGCAAGACCAAATACGCACAGCAAACGCTTAGTGCGCTAGCTTCTAAAAAGGATTTGGCACCTTCGGACTTTGCTAGTTGGTCGGCCAATGCCGCTAGGGCTGGCGTTGATCCTTCGATTATTCACGGCGTCTTAAATGACGTTTATTCTGCTGGTAACAATCCTAAGGCTTTACGAGAGGCAGTAGCTACCCAAGGTATTATGTCCATGGGAACAGATGCGCTTAGCGGCGAAGCCGGTCCACCTGATGATTCAGGAACCGCAACTACTATCCCTAAGGGCCAAGCAATAAACCAGCGTATGCAGCCGGGCGGCATGGCGACAACTAATCCTCCCGGTTTCCAAGAGGCTGCGGCTCATTCAGGACAAATGCTTGCTGCGGCGCGTGATCGCGCTAATACGTGGGGGTCGGATAACTTCGTTGCCACTAATCTGTTGAATAATCTTGAAAAGCTTGGACCTTCCGGTACAGGTCCAGGAACTAAAGAACTCAATAATATGAAAGCGTTTGTGCAATCTAATCTGAATTGGTTACCGGGTGCCGATAAACTCGTTGGCGACCCGAACAAGATTGATAATTATTATCAGGCTGAAAAGTATGCAACTCAGTTGGCAGGTTCGCGCGCTTCTATGTTTGGTGGTGGTACAGATCAGTCAATGTCTCTTGCACTCACTGGTTCCCCGAGTACGCATATTGCCAACATGGCCGGTCAGGATTTGACCAAGGCCGTTATTGGATTGCGTAACATGGAGCAGGTGCAAACGTCTGAGGCTGATAGGCTTGGTATTAAGCCGGGACAATACTCGTCTTGGGCGTCAAGGTGGGTGTCCGGTATTAATCCTCAGACCATGAAGCCTGATAAGAATTACGCAATTGATCCTAATGCTTTCATGGCTCATTTGATGACGCCAGAACAGTTACAGAATTATTCAAAGACACTCAACACGCCAGCCAAACGCGACAAGTTCAACCGTTCATATCAGTTGGGTTTGGATAATGGCGTGATTGATGATCCATCCGGCCAACATACTGGTGCGCAATAGTGGCTGATAACGACCTCTCTCCGCAAGATCGCGATATGCTTATAAGGACTGTGATCGGGGAAGCTGCAAATCAGCCGCCTATCGGTCAAGCTGCCGTTGCTCATGTAGTTTTGAACCGTTTGAACTCTGGAAATTATGGCGACACGGCTTCACAGGTTGTCTTATCTCCACATCAATTTGAGCCTTGGCAAACTAGGACACAGGAACTTGCTACTATCCCGCGCACCTCACAGCAATATCAGGATATTGGTAAGATAGTTGACGGGGCTGCTAGTGGTGATATTCCAGACCCTACGCAAGGGGCCACAAACTTTGCAAACGTTAAGACAGTTCAAGATCGTGGCAACACGAAAGGAATGAACTGGATTAACTCAATGACCAATCAAACCCGCATTGGCGATCACACATTCGGCAACGCCGATGGTCAGAAAGCTATAAACAAGGCGGCTAATATTCAGGATAGCCAACCTACAACGGCATTACAGTTTCAGGATGCTGTGCCGGACCATCTTGGCGCGCTTCTAAGTTCAAGTGGTGCTACGGATAATGTGCCAGCCGTAGCTTCTGACAGCACAACGCCGGACCATCTTGGCGAGTTGCTAAAAACCAATAGCTCTAAGCCACTACCTCCTGAGGGTTATTATGGCGGCAAGCTTCATATCAACATTACGCCCGGCGTTCCTCTATCGACCGAAGATAGCAGTGGAAATACCGTCTATATCCAACCGGGTGATCCGCGCTATCCTGTAGCCAACCCTAATCCGAGTATGGTTCCTCAGATTGCCAAGGATTATGTTGGCCGCTTGAATGAACTTGCTGGGCAGAATGCCAGCATGGCCGGAGAAGGCCTAAGCGATATTTCTCAAGGCAATGTGGCTACAGGGTCAGTCAAGGCGGGGCTTGGAGCATTGGGATATGTATTTTCTCCGGCCAGCGCGATAGATAAACCGATTGAAAACATTACTGGGAATAAAAATCTTGGAGAAATAGCGTCTCTTATAGGGCCGGGAACCCTATTGGGGAAAGCGGCAAATGCCGCGCGCCCTGCCGTTAGTGCCTTGTCGGATATTATCAAAGACGTTGGCGCTGAGAATATTCCGTCTATTGTCTCACGGCTTGAAAGCAATCCTAAGCTTACACTTATGGATGTAGCCCCGACCGTTAGAGGCAATGCCGCTGGTCTAGCGACAGACCCGCGCAACGTTCCGGCCATGAACCAACTCAATCAATTCCAGCAGGCTAGAATGGCTGATCGTTCGGGTGATGCTGTTAATATATTTGAGGATGCGCTTGGGCCAACACCTAATATGGCTGCTACTAAAAAAGAACTAACCCAATCCATTGCTGATGTAGGAAAGAAATTTGACCCGGTAATCGATAAAATTGGGCCGGTGGACATTACGCCTGTAATCAATAACATTGATTCTCAATTCCCTGCTTCAACACTTAATCAATTGAAACAAAATAAATATGAAGGGCCTCAGTTATCTCCAGAATTGAGTAGACTATGGGAAATGAGAGAAAAGTTGAGGGGTAATTGGTCCGATAGAGAACAAATGTTTGCTAATGCGGCAGATTTGCATAAACAACAACGTGATCTTCGGCTGAAATACGGCAATAGTCGGGACCCAGGCTCTTATGAGGCGCGTCAAGTGCGCCGAGAAATCATTAATGCCATCGATGAAAAATCAGGTGGAAAATACAAACCTATTCAAAAAGAATACAAAGACGCCAACGATGTTGATAAGGCTTTTCAAGAAGGTTTCAGCGTATTCTCCAATCCGACAAGCGCAAAAGGTGCAATAGATAATCACCCTGACGTATGGCGTGAATGGATGAATGATGCTTCTGACACTGAGAAACGCGCGGTCGCCCAAGGCATTCTATTCGGCGCTAACAATAAAATAATGAATACGCGACGTGGAATTGACGTTCCTGAGAACAGCTATGCCCATGAACGAATAGCCTCTGTAGTTGGCAAGCCAAATGCTGATGAAATTGTGAGACGCCTAGGTGATTGGAGAGACATTGCCGAGACTGATAATCTCCTAACTAAAAACTCGGCAACTGCTGTTCGCCAAGCTGGTCAAGAGGCTCGGTCAGTGCGGGATGCGCGTTCAGGCCATGATATATTGCAAAGCCTTATGCCAGCAGCCGTAGTTGGTGGGGCGGCGCATTTGGCGTCTGGTGGCAGGGGACTACTAAGCGCAATAGCGGCTGGTACTGCCATAGGAGCAGGCAAGGCGGCTAATTATGCCGGGAAGGCTCATGATCTTGCAAGTAATAAAGCCTATGCGCAGTGGGCGTCGGCTACAGGATCAAAGAAAGAGGATTTAATCACGGCCTTGCGCGCGATGGCTGAGAAACAAAATCCCGGCAATCGACTTTCGACAAGCTCTATCTTGCAAGCTTTGCCACGCTAGAAAACAATACCACAGCGCGGCAAACTTCGTCACATACCAAAAATATCTAATGATGGGCCAGATTAACGGTTGCATGTACTCCCTTATGCCTAAAACACCGGAAAAGTCAAAATGCTCGCTAGGATAATCTCAGGCATTCTCATCTATGTAATGGCCGTTACCCAAGTGGTAGCGCAGACCGCCACGCTATTGCCTAATGCCAAGCAGACTTTTCTAGGAACTACTGGAGCGCCGTTAGCGGCTGGTACGGTTACGCTTTACACGCCTAACTCAACCAATAAAAAGACGACTTGGGTTGATCCTAACCAAGTCTCTGCCAATACAAATCCGATTAACTTGGACGCCGCTGGCCGGGCTATTATCTTCGGGCAGGGCAACTATCGCCAAGTTGTTAAGGACGTAAATGGCGTAACAATTTGGGATGCGTTTACATCTGCGGTTGGTTCGGCTTCACCTTCCGGTTCTACGGGGACAGATACGGCTCCGGTTGGAACTGTCCTGCCGTATTCCGGGTTTGCGATTCCGACAAATTGGCAGTTGGCTTATGGGCAACCGTTAAATCGCGTCACGTTTGCATCGCTTCTGACCGCAATCACTATTTCCAATACAGCCGTATCATGCACGGCAACGTCAACGACCTTAACCGGATTTGCCAGCACGGCACAGTTTTCAGCCGGTGAGCCGATTGAGGCCACGTGCTTACCTGCCAATACAACGATTGCTTCGATAACTAACTCGACAACGATTGTCGTAAGTGCAGCGGCTATTTCTAGCGCTGCACTTACCGCAGTTGTGTTTCCATGGGGCAATGGCGACGGAAACTCAACATTCAATGTTCCTGACTTGCGCGGGCGTGTTTTTGCCGGCGCAGATGCTATGGGCGGAACGGCGGCAAATCTTCTAACGGCGTCTTATTATGGAGCAAGTGCTGCGGCTCCAGGAATATCAGGTGGTTCTCAAAGTCACACTCTACTTCAAGCCGAGTTGCCAGCATTCAAACCGGCAATTACAATTACCGATCCTGGGCATACTCATCCTATTGGAGGAGGAGGAAATTCCGGTGGTGGCCTTTCTACCGCAATTAGTGGAACTATAAGCCAAACTAATAATACTGGCACTTCTACAACTGGTATTACCGCCGCGCTCACAAGCAATCTTGGTTCTGGAACGGCCCTAGCAATAATTCAGCCTACGCTCACCGTCAATTACATCATCAAGGTTGCGCCTAATGCTTCTGGCGCAGGAGGCGTTGTTTCTATCGGAGGAATGTTTGGGGATATTATTTGCGATGCGACTTTCCTTTGTACCAATCAAACTATTGGGTTGGCAACTCAGTTAACCGGGACAATTCTGGCTAATATTGGTGCGTCCACAATGACGCCAACTGCCGTAACATTAAGTAATATTATGGATGATACTTGTGGCTCTTCACAAGGTGATATTTTCTATCGTGGTCCGTCAACATGGAATTGCTTGCCTCCAGGAACGGCTGGCTTTGCTCTTTTAACGCAAGGAGGCGGCACAAGTCCTTTATGGGGACCAACTGCAACTAGCGATTCTACGGCAGTTAAAGCCCCGGCCCAAATTGCAACGACCGGAAGCAATATAACTCTTTCTGGCGAACAGACGATTGATGGAGTTCTAACCAATTTCTCTCGCGTCGTTGTTAAGGATCAAAGTATTTCTAGTCAAAATGGTATTTACAATACATCTCCTGGTACATGGAACAGATCGACAGACGCCAACACAACTGGTCAACTTGTAACCGGAACTCAAGTATTTGTGACATCTGGTACTGTCAATGGGCAGAAGTTCTTCGCAGTCACTTCTACTAATCCAATATTTATTGGAACATCATCTATTAATTTAGTCCTTTACACAGGAAACGTCATATCTAATGGTGGTACTGCGGGACAGATTGCGCTATTCAACGATCCACAGCACATCTACGGCGTGACCGCGCTAACGACTGTTCTCAACACGCAACTTGGCACTACCTACACAGTTCAATCGACTGACCAAAATTCTACTATTGCTTTCAGCAATAGTAGCCCTTTTGCTATAGCCCTCCCTCAAGCTGGCGGCCTATTCCCAACTGGATGGGCCATTACACTTTTCAACATTGGTACGTCGAACGCAACTATTACGCCAGCAACATCGACAATCAATGGTCTGACTTCGCTCATTCTCCAACCATCCGATTCCGTCACCCTTATTTCAGATGGCACAAATTACAAGGGTATCATCTCGCCTGGCTATCTTTCGACCATTAATGCTGTGGGCGGAAGATTAGTTGTTTCATCAGGGTCCAATACTGCATCTCCAACATATACGACCGCTGGAACTGGCGTTATTACTGCCATTAGTAACAACGTAAATACAACAGGTGGTATTGCTACATACCCGATCAATATATCGGCCCCAATCAACGCTCAAACCGGAACGACCTACACAGTCTTGTCCACGGATAACGGAAAACTTGTAACCTTCACGAATGCGTCGCCCATTGCAATCACATTACCAGCGGCGACAGGATCATTTGGGAGCGGATTTGCCACGACCCTATTCTGCCTCTCGACCAGCACGGGATCATGCACGATCACGGCGGGGGCAGCCGTAAATAATAACACCACCATTGTCTTGCAGCCTGGCGATTCGATCTACGTCGAGTCAAACGGGTCAATCTACGTCGGGACCGTTTCTCTGGGTTATATGCAGCAGATCGCGGGGAACAGCACGCGGATATTGACGGCTCCAGCTACCAACGGTATCTCGCCGTCTTACTTCACAGCCGCGACCGGCGTTCAGACTGCGCTTGGCGTGAGCATTGGGTCTGCTGGGTCTTTTGTTGTGAATGGTGGCGCGTTGGGCACCCCATCATCTGGCACCGGAACAAACATTACCGGCATCAGCGCTTCGAACGTGACTTCGGGATCACTCCCCGTTGCGCAGCTTGGCGCGAGCGCGGCATCACATGCCTCACTGATAGATGTTGGTGGAACGGCAACGTGGAAAGTAATACCGGACTGCCTAGATTCAGGCGGCAATCACCTCAACTACACGCAATCCACGGACGCCTATAGTTGCGGGACAAGTGGCAACAGCGGCCTTGTTGTTGGCACGACGGCTATCACCAGTGGCGTGATTGGTGGATTTCTTTACCAGACCAGCGGCAATGTACTAGGCAATTCTGCGGCGGCGTCATCGGCATCATTGATTTTTAACCAAAACGCTGCGGCTTCGCCAACGGTGTTGGGTAGTTTCGGTGCCTTGACCCTTATAACGGCAGACGCACAAAACACTGGTTTGATTATTAACGGTTTTGGCACCTCCAATGGCGTTACATTAAATATAGCCAAAGCAAATGGGACGGGGGCATCGCCTACCGCTTTAGGAAGCGGAAACATCATCAGCGACATTCTATCCTGGGGATATAATGGCGCTTCGTATATCGACACAATTAAGATTGAGTGTTCCTCAACTGAGGCGTGGAGCGTAGGACACAACGGCACTAAATGCGTATGGGCAACAACGCCGAACGGCTCCGCTTCGCTTGTAACAGCAATAACGCTTGGTCAAGACCAGAGCCTGACCGTCGTTGGTCCCGTGGTGTCCCCTACCGGGACGTTTACCACCGCCGTGACCTCACCGACATTGACGTTAGGCACCATCTCATCGGCCACTGGCACGTTGAAACTAGCCAATGCTTCGTCGGCTAATCTAACGACTATCCAAGCCGGTAATGCAGCGGCGGCACGGACATACACATGGCCGACAGACTTCGGCGCGGCTGGTACAGTTCTAACCGACGCTGCGGGTAACGGCACATTAAGCTGGGCTGCTGGGGGAAGTGGGATCACGGCGCTTACCGGCGACGTAACAGCAAGTGGCACAGGTTCAGTAGCGGCGAACGTTGCCAAAATTGCAGGTGTTGCCGTAGGCACTCCTACAGGGACAGGCAACGTCGCGTTTTCCGCATCACCAACATTTACAGGTACGGCAAACTTTGCGGCACTGACCGCGAGTGGCGTCATAACTTCTGGTGCTGGAGGCGTATCGGCTCCAGGCATTGCGGTCGGTGCCAGCAACTATGGACTATATCAAGCGACCAACCAACTTGGTTTCACTATCGCAGGAACTAAGCGGCTTGACTACGGCATCACGCAGTCTGCGATTTGGACATTTAATAATGCTTCCGGCGTTGAGATTACAGCAAATGGTGTAAGCACTGGAAATCTTATCCAACTTATACCTAATGCTTCCAATGGAGGCGTCGTTTCCATTTTTTCAAGTTATTCTGTCACTGAGGGTCCGCTGGCTCTAGGTACTTATAGTAACTACACCACACAACTTGTTTTGAACCCTAATGGAACCGTGAGCATCGGCGCTGGAAATCTTTTGATTGCTGGGAGCAATCAACTCAACATTGCGGCGATGACAAATGCCGCGACCACGAGTTCAGTTTGTTACAATACTGGAACTGGTGCGGTGACATATGACGGCACTCTCGGAACCTGTACGGTTTCCGATGAGCGTCTAAAAAATATGGGCGAGCGTATTCCAAACGCGCTTGATCGACTGCTGCAAATTAACGGCGTCTATTACACTTGGAAAGACCCATCGATGGGCGCTGGTCGCCAAATTGGCGTGGGCGCGCAGACGGTTGAGGCAGTATTCCCTGAGTTAGTGCAAACAGACTCCAACGGCCGAAAGAGTGCCGACTATCAACGCCTTACCGCGCCTATTATTGAGGCGTTGCGCGAGTTAAAAGCCAACAACGACAATCTGCAAAATGAGATTGAATCCATCAAGAAGGCCGTTCGATGATGTTGCGCTGGCTCGCAAATGCTACCGGCGCGGTCCTCTTGGCGCTGACCATCATGTTGCCATTGAGTGCCGCTCTACATGCCCAAGGCACGCCACAGTTCCTACGCGGAACCCCTCAGATCATCGCGCCAGTCCCGCTCACGACGACCTTCATCGTGGCCGAAGGTGACAGCATCACACAAAACAATGCCACAGGCGTTATAACCTATCCAATAAAGTTTGCGCCAGATACATCACTCGTTACACTAATTGACACTGGTCACGCGGGGGACCAATTAGCTGCTGTTGTAGCTCGCGAGGCGTCGGATACGGCACTGTTTGCTGCTAATCCTGGATTCAAAAACTATATTTACACGGTCCTTATCGGTGTTAATAATTGTTGCGGGTTTGACCCGACTACTCTCGCTGCTGGCATTGGTACACTTGCAGCAACGATGAAAACCAACATCCAAGGTGTTGTTGCGCCTGGAAGTAATGTTTATGTTGTTGTATCGACGCTTCCCGATTTTAGCGACGGCGACGCAACGAAGGAGGCTTGGCGAACCACGCTTAACGCTGGGATCGTCACGCTAGTACCTTCACAGGCCGACGCAGTTATCGACTACGGTGCTGACCCCATTATGGGGCCGGCAGGTGCAGCCATAAATGTTTCGCTATTTTTTGACCAACTTCATCCGACCAATCTCGGTCAGACTTACGTGGAGCGCGACTATGCGGTAGTCGTTAACAGTCTTATCGCTGGTTCTGTTGCACCCGGCGCACCAACAGCACCTTACGCGAATGGTATACAGCAAACGGCAGTAACGCTGACTTGGACACCACCCGCGACGGGCGGCTACTATTCGGATTTTACAATTCAGTACCGCACTCATGGTTCTGGTGCGGCGTGGTCAACTTTCTCTCATACCGCTTCGCGCGCACCAACGGCCTACATTACCGGCCTTGTTGCAAATACGAGTTATGATTTCCAGGTTGCCGCTACAGGTATGTTTGGACAAAGTGAATTTGCAGCGTTATCAGGCATAACTACTAACGCCACACCTTATACAAACACGTTTGATACAATCAGCGCTGCGGCTCTTGGGGTAACATTTTCAAATAGCAACCTCACAGTCAATGCGACAGCGCAAGGCTTTGCGGGCCTTGCAAAGACATTTGCTGGTAAATCATCCGGCAAATGGTACTTTGAGTTCAAAATAACTAAAAGCACCGCTGGGGTGTTTACCTTTGGTATTATCGACGGCACCGCCGCACAGATTCTTCCAAATTGGTTGGATTTAGGGCTTATACCAAACTCGGCAGCAGCTGGTGCTGTGACCAATCAAACGGGGTTTAATCTCGTCAACGTGCCGGGAATATCACCAGGCCTAAACGACATTATTGGCATCGCCTTTGACGCAACGGCCAAAAAGGTTTGGGTTGCAGTGAACAACACCTACACAGCTTCTGGCAATCCAGGAACTGGGGCAAACCCTTGGGAAACCTGGTCGCCCACATACACCATCTATGGCGCGGCGGAGGTTAGCTTTAACGGTGACGCAGTAACCTACTCGGGGGCAAGTCCGTTCTACTCGCCACCGAGCGGTTTCTCGATCTTGACACCGTATCTCCTCAAACGCGATCTTTATCCGGCAAGCAATGACAATTCTCCAGTTGGAATAAATCATGCTGCGTAGTTCCACACTGTTAATGACGGATTAGAATGGCTCTAAATACAATACGGGAGGTCGCAACTTGGTTGATCTAGTCTCTCTGTCAAAATCCAACCTTACGCGATGGAATGTCGCGAAGGTTTGGCCAGAGCTTACTAAGGCAATATCGGCTGTTTCCAATCGCCTAGTTTTGGCCAAGTCACGTTATCAGACTGTTTCTAGTGAAACGGAAGTTCCGTGGTTTATCATTGCGGTTATCCACGAACGCGAAAGCTCGCAAAGCTGGCTGGCAAGTCTGGCGCAAGGCGACCCCTGGAATAGACCGTCAATTCATGTTCCTGTCGGGCGTGGGCCGTTTGCAAGTTGGGAGGATGCGGCTGTTGATGCATTGACCACTTGCGCTCCCCATGCATCGGAATGGAAGGATTGGACTTCTGGTGGTGCGCTGACTTTGCTAGAGCAATACAATGGACTAGGCTATGCTATGCACGGCGTGCCGTCACCATATATTTGGTCGTCTACCGACCAATATCATTCTGGAAAATACATAGCTGACGGACATTACGATCCGCAAGCGATTGACCATCAAATTGGGTGCGCCGCGCTCATCAAACAAATGCAGGTTTTGGATTCAACAATTCAGTTCTCAGAGGAAACAACGGTATGAGCATCAATTCATTGACGCCGCCAGCACCTACAAATAAGTCGGCTGCTACACCTGTATCACCGCCATCCATATTATCATTACTTACTAAATTCGTTGACGCCAACAAACTTGGCGGCTGGGTACGCGCTATCGTAGCCGCAGGGTTTGTGGCCTTGATTGCCGAATATCCCGTGCTTGGCAATTACGTTGCCCCTGCCGTGCAAACGCAAATTGCTGCTGCAATCGCAGCAATCGTAGTTGGATATTGGTCGCAATTGACAAAATCAGACGAAGCAAAAATTAAAATGGTAACTGACCTTCCTGGCGTAGATACCGTTAATATCAATGCAACGGCTACCGATGGTGTAGCCAAGGCTGCTGCCGACCCAACTCAACCAAAGGTAATTCAAGCATGAAAAAAATCATTATTATTGCCGCACTACTTGCAATATCAACCATCGCCAATGCGCAAGTCAGGAAACCGGCATTAACCGGAGATCCACTGAAAGACATTCAGACAGATATTACCGGAACGCAAAAGGTTGTTGGAACGGACATTGCAAATTTTCTGACAAACCTCGCTGCGATCCCCGATGCAATAACGCTCAGCACATCAATTACCGGGTTGAACGATCCGGTTGGCAATGCCTGCTGGACGCAGTTCGGCCCATTGGGCGAATTAATTAAAACTCACCCATTGATTATTTCAGGTAAAGCCGCTGCTGATATTGAGGCATTAAGATTGGCCGCTATTGGTCTTAATCAAATTTGCGCTAATCCAAATTGCGGACAAATGTTTGTTGACGCAACAAATGCTGCAACTGCTATCGCGGGTAATTCATCAATGGGAATTTCATTAGCTTCTTTGTGCGGCAAAGTTCCTGTTATCGGAACGTCTGCCGTACCCACAACAAATGTGCCTACGGCTGGTGTTGGTACAGTTGCAACCCCTGCTGTAGCAAAATGATAACTGATAAAGACATTGCTGAATTGTGTGTGGGGAGCTATGGCACGCCAGCAATTTCATGGGATTTTTGGGAGGACGGCACTACAAATGATGGTGTAAAATACGGCGTAAAAATTATTGACGGCATCGACGTAATAATTTTACCGGGTTCGGAAGTGATGCTTGATTGGCGGCGCGACCTTGATACATTTCCTGAAACAGCGACAAATCACCCTCAACTTGGACAACTCCATACCGGCTTCTACACCGGAATGGAACAAACTTGGCAAAAGATAAAATCGCGCAATAGGTCTAAGCGAATAGGTGGTGCACATTCACTTGGCGCTTCACGCTTGCGAATACTAGCCGGTCTAGCTGTTATCGACCAACAACCACCGATAGCTTGCATTACTTTTGGTGAACCGAAGGCTGGAATGCAGCAACTTGCCGATATAACTAAAAGTGTTAGTGGACGGACCTATCGAAACGGTGGCACGTTATTCCACGATCCGGTTACTGATGTTCCATATTTTTTGCCACCAAAACTACTGTTTATTCACGATAGGGAATTTACACTTGTCAGCAACTCGCCACCATCAGATGATGAATGGGGATTTTTTTCGTATCATCATATACCGCTTTATGCCGAAGTAACACCGGCCACTTTAATTGTTTCATAGAGACTTAACATGCGAGTTCAATGGGAACCAAAAATAGGCCCCGCCGCAATTGTCGGTGTATTGAGCATTGTCGCGACTTTGCTATCTGTTGGTGTGCTTTGGGGAAATGTGACTAGCAGACAAGATACTACTCTTGACGCCATTAAAGCAGTTATTACTACACAAGAAAAATTTTGGAATATTGTTGGCACGATGGATAAAAATGTAGGTGATATAAAAACGTCACAAGCAACAATGGTTGCAAATTTTAATTCACATACTCGCGAAGATGATGCATTTGAAAATACGGTCAAGGCTGCAATTCAAGATCACGAAAACAGGCTTCGCATGATTTCTCAGCCTCCGGTGCGACCGTGATTGACGCAACAATTACTATCGGAAACATTATTGAAATAACAGTTATTGGTTGTGGTGGGATAGCAGCCGTTGTTGCGGTTAGAAATAGTGTTATTAATTTAGGTCGTGATCTAATGCGAATGGAAGCAGATTTTCAAGATATGAAAGTTGAAATTAAAAAAGTCGGCGATGTTCTCATTGCAATGGCTACTACTGATTTGCGTTTGACAAATGTCGAGCAAGACATTCGAGAAATGAAGCACGGACAAGGCTTCATTCAGCGCCAGCTAACCGGCGAGTATCCGCCACGATAGTGGGTGGAACTAAAAAGCACGTTCCTAATTATTCAGGTCTAGCCCTAAAACTTTCCGCATTTCGGGTGACAGATGCTTTGCGGCGTCTTGGCCTGACGGGCTACGCGCCCATTCGTCGCTTTCCTCTTTCGTCGCGTCAAACTCGCCGTTGGCAACGCGGGTCGCAAATTTGGTGAGGCCAGCAGCCGTCAATTCGGAATGGAGTTGCGTGATAGGACAGGCGTAGGTATCGGCATAATCATCAAACTCGCCAGTCTCGGCACGTTTCGCAAACGCTTCATACTGATCGCGTTTCCAGTTGACGCTCTCCACGCCAACCTTGCGAAGCTCTGCCGCTAGTTTATCGCGTGTTCGCATTATGATGCTCCAGTTTTTCGATTGCCGCGTTTAATTGATCTATCGCCCATTCCGGCACGTCATATTCCCCAAGCGCCCAACGGCGTGACGTGCGCTCATTCACGCCAAGAAACTTCCCGGCCTTAACTTGTGAAAGGCCGAGAAGCTTTATTGCTGCGCGGTATTGGGCTGGAGTCACCGCGCGTTAATCCACTTATTAAATCCAAACGTGAAGGCCCAAGCCGCCCATAGGCGCTCAGACCATTTTCGGCTGACTGTGATCGTGTAGTGATTGGGGTTGTGCTGCAACGCTTCCTGTCGCTCGATCTTCTCAACAATCGTGACCATATTCCTTGTTCTCGCAGAAAGCAACCGTAGAGATACCGGCGCGATCAAAGCCTATCGCGTGGTTGCCGATGCAAGAAAACAAGTCGAGAGAGTTCACGCTTGGTCATCCTTCAAAACAGGCGTTACGCCTTCAAATTCCCCTGCAAAAATCTTGCGCATTGTCTCGTTAAAGTCGGCGCGCGTTTCTGCGGTATCTGGCTCAAGAGTAACCGCGCCATCCTCAGCGAACTTCGCAACATATCGCGGCGACATGCTCGGCTTCAATTTTGACATTGCTGTTTCTGCATCTTCGATGGCCCTCATAAGATCACCGCTATTTTTACGCGCCCATTCTGGATCAAGGTTCCCGATTGCATAACCAGCCATTTCAGTCAGGAAGCGGAGCGCGTCGTATAAATCTGGCGCGGCGCAGATCAGGTTGGCGTTGGCCTCGATGATTGCCGGGTCCCCTTGCGAGCCGGGCGTAGCCATAAAGCAGATACGGCGTTCGCTGTCTTGGTGAATGACCAAGTTGGGCAAGTCATCGTCGCCGTATTCGTGGATAGTCCACGGACTAGGAGTGTGTGTCATCGGCGCAAATCCCTTAGTGCCTGACGGGCAATTTCCTGCAAGTGTGATGCGCTGGTAGCGATTGTGTAAGCGTTTCTCTCTAGCTTCTCGTTGTTGATCGAGGCGCGGCGTTGCAGCATAACCAACGGGCTGACTATTTCCTCTAGCGCCATCGTCAAACATTCGTTTTGCGAGCGCAGCATCTTTACTTCTCGTACCATCGCTTCCCATTCCAGAGCTTTGTTAGTCACGCGACGTTCTCCGGCCAGCCCATGACCTTGAACTTTAGCCAATCGCCAATGCGGGCGGCCACGTCGCAGTTTTCTTTGTCACGTCCATAGGTGGTGACATGTTCGCCACCACCAACCTTGCGAGCTATGACGACTACCTGATCGTAGTCGTATTTATCGGCGATGACCTTCGCCGCGCTGATCGGAATTGGTTTCATTAAAACACCTTGATCTGAAACGACATGCGTTGAGTGCTGCCGTAGGCGGTTTCTAGGCAAGTTGTCGGCACTGAGAAATGCCGATTTACGATGCAAGTGCATGGGTCCATATCCGCGCGCTCACATGCCGTAGCGGCTTCCTCCCAAGTAGCGAAAGTACCAACTGGCGTTTCATAATTTATCATTCCGGCACCATCGCCATAAAACGCAGACCGTGAATATCGGTCATTTCGTTAAAGCGCTTAGCTTTCGAGCGAGCGCCGTCCAGGTTTTGATAAGTGAAAGCCTCAGAAACTTTCGGGCTAACCCAACCATCGCCAGCCCGGCCAGTATAGAAAAACTCTTTACCGTCTTTGTCGAGAGCGCGGAGAAGGTAGTTCATTTGAAGCCCCTACTTGCCGGGCTGAATTGCCCTTGCAGGCATTGGTATGCCCTAGGACGCGGAATGGGTCAAGAGCTATTTTATGGTGCAGTGCAGTATTGCAGCCAAGGCCAGTTTCGGATAGATAATCCGTTCCCCCTCACAGCACAGGAGCCTAACCGAGTTTCACATCGCAACCCCGCAACACAAATACGGAGCTACGAAATGAACCCGTCTAAACTCCTTGCAATTATTTTCTGTCTCACAACTTTAGTATATGTCAGCCCTGCTGACGCAAAAAGTAAGCATTTGTCCCTTAATCACACACAACGGCACGTTTCCAACCATCGGCACCATTTAGCCAAGGCGCAGCCGTGGCAACCTAGCGGTCTATTCGATCAAGCCGCTATCGCGCCATACCCAACCGAGCAAACCCGCCAGAATCGCATTATTGCAAGCCCAATGGGGCGTCGGCATATCGCGCCGAGCCGGGGCTATGATATGGCGGAAGGGATTATAGGTCACCCGGCAGGCTGCCCGCATAGCCAGTTTTGTGGCTGCGGGGCTTCCGTACGTATATTCGGCCATCCAGTTCGCGAACTCTACCTCGCAAGCAATTGGTTCCAGTTTGCACATACCGCGCCGGGGCCTGGAATGGTCGCTGTCCGCAATCACCATGTCTTTGTGATAGAATCGGTTAACGGCGATGGTACGGTAGTGGCTTGGGATGCAAATTCAGGTGGCCATGCCACAAGGATTCATACCGTTAGTTTATCCGGCTATTCAGTCCGCGACCCGCATAGTGCAGGCCAGACATTCTCAGCCAATCGTCATCATCGCCAAATGAGTTCGCTATGAGAACAGTAACTCGCATCGAGCTATTCGCGCTGGCCATCTTCATTCCGGTGGCGTTTACGATCTTGAGCCGTCCGCTCGTTCCACCAGGCTAGAACATCATCGGATCATGCGGTGTAAATATCGGCGCGACGAAATATATCAGCGCAAGCGCCAAGCCGACCAACGCAAAGGCTAAGGCGGTCAGGACAACCCGCACGGCGCGGAAGCCGTAGCGGCCTATATCAATAGGCAAATGCCTTACAGCCAACGGCCTGTTCCATTGATGCTGTTTTGGAAAGCCGAAATGACGGTGCATTATCCGAACTCCACCTCTAGCCAAAGCGCGAGCATGAATGCGAAGGTTGCAGCGGCGATGAATTGAGTAATGTGCTGCATTGGCCTAAGTCTGCTGATTAAGAAACTCTATAACGCGCTCGACAGAAATAGCTTCTTTCGGAATATCTCGAACGGATTTGTGCAATAGAACGAATTGCCCCATCCCTGGGATGACGGTCACACCATGACCGCCTCCGGTAAATTCTGGCAAGCCATTCGTCGGCGCTTTCCAAAAGTAATACATGGCCCTCATCACCTATAACTGATCGTCTCTGCGGCCAAGGTGGCCCTTGATCCAATCGGCCTTTGTTATTTCCAGACGACCGATTGCCTCAGAAAACTTGTTTGTGCCGCTGCTCCTATTTGTCCATTCCCCGTTGGGGTGGCTCAACAACATGATAACGGTATCTATATTCCCGGCTTCTGCCTCGGCCAGCGTCTCGCGCAAAATGCTGATGATGCTTTCTCGGACTTCATCTTGCGCTGTAGGCTTAGGAACTAGGGTAACAGGTTTCATGGAATGACCTTCGCCACAACATAGCCGATTAGAAAACCAATAGAAGCGCCGATGATTGCTGTTGCCATTGTCAGTCTCTATTTATAAGCGCCGTAAGCTTCTTTTTTCAGGTGACGTATCTCGCCGCGCAACTTCTTTATTTCGGTCGCCTGATCGACGGTCACGATCCTAAGACGCTCCAATTCCTCGCCACGCTCGGCAAGCCTTTTGGTGAGAAATTCCTCGCGCTTGTTCATTGGCGCTGACTGCCTATGACCGCCGAACTTTGATTAAATCGACGGTTGCCACACCCGCCAAAACGCCAGCTACATAGCTCGCCCCGCCTGACCAGTTTATTGAGCCGACTTCGTGAGGCAATCCGTTTGCCATCAGAACTAGCCCGAAAGAGGCACACCACATTGAAACCTTATATTGCCAATCCATTTTGGCGCTTCCTTCCGATCACAGGGCCGCTTTCCGGCATACGCTTGCGGTCAATGGCTCCAAACCACAGGATAAGCTCCTGTAGGACCAAGTTCCGGCAGTCATAAACTTTTCGTGCCAGTGTTTTATCTGCCGAGCCTTGATTAGCTCCAGCGGCATGTCGCCCAAGTCCTGCTCAATGCGCTTGCACAAATGGCCGTAATGCTCTCGCGTGTGATAGCGGAGTTTGTGAAATGGAGAATCCACATCTGAGATATAGGACGCAATCAACTCGTTCGGTGTCATTTCATTTCCTTAATGTCGGTGGCTATCTTCTGCATTGCTTCTAAGTCGTTTCTCGCATCCCAAAGCGCCTTGGCTATCGGTAGCGGATCAATCCCCATATTAGACCACCAACTAAATTCCCCGGAATTGTGCTGCGCGTTTGGATATAGACGATGATGACCTGCACATAACGGTAAAATCCAACGATGATCGCGCCCATTAAGTTTTTTGTATCTAGCGTCACTAAACCGGAGGTGCGCCGCTTCTGCTTCCGCGCCGCAAATCAAACATGGGCATTGTCTGATATTCTTTATGAACTTCCCAAACGCATCCGGCTGGCGCTTGCTTCGGCTGGTTGTTTTATCCAAACGAGAAATTACTTTACCACTCATTCCACAACCTTCTTGGGCCTTCCCCTTTTCCGCTTAACCGGAATTTCATCTACCGCCTTGCGCAGTTCTGCAATTGGCTTTGCGGAAACCTTGGCGCTGGCGAACCTGGATTCACGCTGTTCGCGTAGTGCTATTTCCTTGGGGCCTAGAGTTTTAGACACTTCTCGTTGCTCTTATCTCGGCCCGCAGTTGTTTCGTAACCAAGCCCTGTAGCTTGGCATGACAAGCGTTTGCTGCCTTAAGCCGCCGATGCTTCATGTGTTCGTGATAGCGGCGCTTGAGGCTGAATATCTGTTCGGACCTAGTAGCTATATTCATATATGCCTCCATGTCTTTCCAGTTTTAATATTGGAAATGACAGATTGAGATATATTGTATGATTTTGATATTTCTTTTTGCAATCTATTATCCAAACGAATATCCAAAATATCCTTTGGTGTTAAAACTGCGAAATGATGATTAACCCCGCATGGGTGCGGTGGCATTTTCATTCTTTTTTTATTTCTCATATCATCCATATTTTCTTGATGGGTGCCGAGAAATAAATGATCAACATTTACACAGAGAGGATTGTCGCATCTATGACACACAAAAAATTCTTGAGGATCACCATTCGTAATAATCCACGCAACACGATGGGCGAGGCGATTTTTCCCATAATATGAAATTCTTCCATACCCCACATTGCTAAGTGCGCCCAACCAAATAAAGCAGCCAGAGTTTGGCTCTGGAATATATTTATTCTCAAATCTTTCAATGAGAGTTCTCATAGCTTTATATCCTGCGCTCCGCTCTTGCCGTTGCTTCGGCTGATTGTTGCTCGCTGAATTTCATTCTAATCCACTCAAGCTGAACCTTCAAAAGATTTGCATGCTTGCGGGCGTCCGTCATTGTCTTGATGTAGCTCGTCCATTGCTCAGAGGCCTTTGCCAGCATTTCAGCTTTGGAAACCGAGTCGGCGTTGGTCGCTAGCATCATCTGAGAAAGGTTGGCTGATTTAGTCTCTTCGAGAAGAGAGGCGGCGGCATCGGCCTCAACCCAGGCCTTTGCCGCCAGCCTAAAAGTTTCTGAGAGTATCTTTGCCATCAGAACGGGATTTCGTCGTCCATATCGCCAGGTTGACGAGACGGCACCTGATCGTCGGCAAAGTCATCATCAGCATTAGCTTGTAATTTGGACGGCTGGCGTTGCTGTGCAGGCTGCGCTTGCTGCTGTGGTGGACGGGCTGATTTATTTCGTGATGGCCCGCGCACGCGGATCGCCGGGACTGTCTTACCCTGAAAATCCACCATAGCTTCAAACAGAACGATTTCGTGCCCCGTCCAATCGTCGGTTTCATCGCCATAGATTATTGAGATATTGTTGGCGTTGGTCTTGTTCAAAACCATGCCCTTTTCCTTGCCCTGGAAATATAGGATTAGTTTCTTATCGTCGCCAATCATTTCATATTCAACCCGGCCCATCTTAACCAAAACTTGCCGCTGTTGCAGATCGGATGCTTTCAGGTATTTTGATGGAAAGGCTTCTGAGGTACGCATGTAGGTTCCTTTGAGGTTAAGTGTTAGATTTCTCTTGTCGTTTCGGCTATTACGCCATCTGGCAGCGCGCCTTTTAATTTACGATAATCCCTCGCTGCCAAAAGGATTGCCGCTTCTATTTTCTCATTTGGACCAATAGCCTTTATGGCCTTTGCATAGCTGGTCAAAACAAGAGTTTCCTTGGTCCGCATGGAAAGGGCGCGACCTGAAAAGCCACCACCAACGCGCACGTTAACGTCGCGCTCGGCTCTAACGGCCTCACGGGAGGCTTTGCCGTAGTCAGCAAAGGCGCTATCAGCCTCGGCAATGGCTTCGCCTACGTTAGCTCCAATTTCGCCTACCGCTGCGTCGGCTTTGATATTTTGCTCGCGCTGTTCGGCTTCGCGCGCAACTCGTTCGGCTTCTTCGGCACGCTGTCTAGCTTCCTCTGCTATGCGGAGGCGCTTTTCTTCTTCGGCTTGTGCAAAGGCCGTCAATCGCGCTTTAAGCTCGCTGAAAATACGGTCAAATATGCCGGGCCGTTTGGGGTCGGTATTGTGGTGCGATTTGAATTGATCGTTAATATCGGCTAGTTTTGTATTGAGCGGCGTAACGAGTTGAACGCGCTCGGCCTCAATGTCGTCAAGGGTTGATCTAGTGCGGTCAAAGAAAAGCTTGCCTTGCTCAGCTTGTGCACCGTTTTCAATAACGGGATTTTCCGCAAGCCACGCCGACAAGTCCGCCATGGCAGCCTTGCCAAGATCAATAGACCCAGGCGGCATATTGTGACCAACTTCGGCATTCATTACATCAACTCCCCAAGGACCATATTGCCGATGCTGACAAACCGATTATCGGCCTGCATAACTGGATTAGTGAACGACACAAAGATTTCTCCGCAACGCTTGGTTATGTCCTGCGTTGCTTCGTAAACATCGGCTATGGTTTGGCCGGTTACGATGATTGCGCCTTTGTCGGCTTCAATCATGGTCATGGTTCTTCACCTTCTATGCAAGGACCAACCCACTTCGCATCATCAGGCAACCCTACGAGGCGAAACTTCTTGTGGTATCTCTCGGCCTCGTCAAACGATACAAACTCATCGCATTCGTTTGTGTATTGCTTGCGGGAGGGAGAATAAAGCACATAGAACATATCACTCACTTGAACTTCTCCAATGGCATCGCCAGTCTGGCGTAACAGTTATTGGTTTTCAGATCGCACCATGCATCGCGCTTGACCGGCTCATAGCTAGACCAAAACAGCACAAACATAAGAGCGCCGATTAATGCGCCGCAGCCTAGGAGTGTTTTGGTTTCAGTCATGTTTGTTCTGTGTTGACGATTGAATGTGCATTAGCCAGTGTACGGGACTTGGCCAGTTTGAACTGGCTTATCTTGAAGCCGGGTAACGGTTAGGCCGTCGCGGCTGATAACTACATCGAGTTTCTTTTCGAGAAACCCAATGAATGCTTCCCGCGCCTGTTCTTTGGCGTCGTAGTTGATGCAAGATGACATGAATTTCTGCATTGGCTTTCCCCTTGCGTTGACCCTATAAAGCACACGGTTGACATGCCGTCAATACCTGTATAGAAATTAAAACATGAAAAAGACGCCGGTTGCCTACAAGCTTAATCCATTGCTAATTAAGCGCCTAAAGGCCGCATCTAAAGGCCATTATGCGCCTACTATGACAGCAATCCTAGAGCGCGGGATTGAGTTAGCGTTGCGGGAATTGGAGAGAAAGAAATGAGTGGCTTGGAATGGATTTTAATTCTGGCTCATTATGTTGGCCCCACTTCCTCACCTTACATAGAGGTTAAGCATTTTCCAACGGAACAAGCTTGTATGGACTATGAAAAAAGACGTGATGGTGGGACAAGCTGTTTTGAGATACCAGTCTCATCAATGCGCATTGTTAGATAGTCTCAGGACACACATGGCAAACTCACCAAAGCGAGATAATGAAACGCAAAGTTCCTATGTGATCCGTCTCATTCAAGAGGAGGAGCGCGAGCGGTGTGCTAAGATTGCAGAGAATTGGGCTTATCCTCCGGTTGAAACTGCCTCTGGAATTGCCGCCGCTATTCGCAAGCAAGTCTCTTAACAAATCCAGACTGACAAAATGATTATAGTTGCTTGCAAATGTGGATGGGAAGGCGACCAAGAACTATTGGTTGAAGTGAAGGGCTGTGACGGCAAATACTGCCCTCATTGTGGCAAATGGTTTGCAAGGTGGCCTGCAAGGGCAATAGTCATGGAAGATATGAGAGACGCCACGGGAGAGTTCAAATGACCGCAGCCTCCTTGCGCGAAATGGCCTACCGCATGTGTAATTGGAGCGCATACGATCTGATTAAGGCTGGTGTGCTGGTCGCGGATAGCAAGGGTGAGCCAGCAGTCGGCGGATCGGACTGGAAACGCTTCAACATCGACCCTTGGACATTCATCATTAAGCTGCCGGACGACCGACTTGCAAATCTCGCATCACTCATCGATGCGCGGACTATAAAATAGTGCAACGATGCACCTTTGCTGCCACTTAGAAAGCAGACTCATGCCAAACCCGATTTCATCTTGGACCGACGAGCGAACGTTTCTTGCGCGTGAGCTTTACGAATCTGGAAAGCATAGCAATGCGCAGATTGCTCGTCGGCTAGGTGGCGTGAGCCGGAATGGCGTCATAGGAAAAGCAAACCGCGAAGGTTGGGTAAATCCTAATCCTAAACGCGGTGGCACAAAGCCTGGAGAGAAAAGACCGCGAGCCGCTGGCTGGAGCCGCAAGAGTGCGCTATCAATATTCGGCAATCTATCTCGCAATGATCCTGGCGAAGCTTCCCTTCCCGCTCAAATCACCCCGCCTGAGTTTCTTGCTCTAACACTGGTGGAGCTTGGCAATCGACAATGCCATTATATCCCAGGCAATGACCGCCTTTACTGCGGGCAGCCGACTGAGGGAGAATCCTCATATTGCGGATGGTGCAGAAAAATAATATACCAGCCTATGTACAGAAGTCATGGGCGATTAACTTTAGTTCCAGTAAACAGTAAGGGGTAAAAATGGCCTACTTGGAATCCGAACCAAATTCAGTTCAGCGCGAATTTCGGCAGGCTCATATTGAGCGACGATTGCGAATAGCCTCGGCAGCTAGGGTTGATAGGCCGATAAATCTCAAGTTCAAGAATGGGATCGACCCATCCATAGTTAAACGGATTGAGATAAAATCTGTTGATAAAGAGCAAGAAAATATAAACTCTATTCATATCAAAGAGTTAATGGAAAAGTGCATAGCTCTAGAACTTCAATATAAACAGCTTATGCACAAGTTTTTTCCGCTTGAAACCGCTCCAGATACCCCAGAACCTACCATTTTGATCCGCAAGCCAAGCGTGGCAGAAATAATAAAAGAGGTCGCGTTATTTTCGGGATTTACGCGGCTAGATATTCTCTCGCCACGAAGGGAAAAAGAGGTCTGCCGGGCGCGGCAAATATCAGTTTACTTGGCTAAGAAATTTACCCTACGTAGTTTCCCGGAACTCGGCAGAATATTCGGGCGCGATCATTCTACTCTCGTCCATTCTAGTCAGAAGATCGAGAAAAATCGCGCAGTTGATCCAATATTGGATGATAATATTAAAGAGCTAGAACTTAGAATTTCTATCATCGCGTCTAAGACTGCACTGTAATCGGCGTACAATAAAACTGCACCGCGTTACTAAGCCGGGCCGGTTGACTGCCGTCCATTGCTCAGACTTGCCGCGTACAAAATCGACGCATGGCGAAATTGGGCTTTACGATATGCCAGGTGATATTATCAAGGCCCATATAGAAAACGGGTGGACCTACCACAGCCGAATTACTGTCTGGAAAGACCCTGTAGTGGAAATGCAGCGCACCAAGGCGCTAGGGCTGCTCTATAAGCAGCTACAGAAAGACGCTACGCGGTCTAGGCAGGGGATGCCGGACTATGTTTTGGTGTTTCGTAAGACCCCGGACGTAGAGCAGTCCAGCGACCCTGTGGGGCAGGATGCGGCCCATTTCCCGGTTGACCAGTGGCAGCGTTGGGCTTCCCCGGTTTGGATGGATATTAACCAAACCAATGTCTTGAATGTCCGTATGGCGAAAGAGGACAAAGACGAAAAGCATCTATGCCCGTTGCAATTAGATTTGATCGATCGGGCAATTTACCTTTGGACCAATCGAGACGATATTGTTCTTTCACCTTTTATGGGCATTGGGTCTGAGGGTGTCATGGCCCTTAAATGCGGGCGTAAATTTGTTGGTGCCGAGCTTAAGCAGTCCTACTACCAGCAAGCTATCAAGAATTTAGAGTTTCAGGAATCTGAAAGTGCCGGAGGGGATTTGCTGACAGGTGCAGCGTGACGCCGGAACGAAAAGTTGAATCTGCTTTAGATAATTGGTTTCGCGGCGAAGGATGGACGCTAGATATTTCTGGCGGCGATCACATCGCCAACCAATTCTATGATGATGAAAGTGACGAAGGATACGAGATTAGCTTGAACTTGACCGAGCTAGCCAAATCAATCGTCACAGAAATCTCTTAACAACTACAGACTGACAGTTGGCCTATTTTAATAGAATTGTGAGTGCTATGGTAAACAATCCGCAAACTATGAACCATTCCGCTGCTGCGCTTTGCATATCGGCCTATTCTGACTTAAGGGCAGCGACGGCAATGCGCCTCGCTCTCACCCGGCAAGCTGGCTTGTAGCTATCCTCTTTTCGGTCGCGTAGAGGCAGGTCCGCGATCTTCTGCAACGCCTTCCGCAACCGCGTCACGGTCAAGGCTAAATGCACTATGCGTTCCTGGCGCGTCACGGCGGGGTAATCCTACTGCTTGACCTTCTCAAATCGAAGGCTGTGGAATTTAGCAAATTCGGCGACGGCTTTCAGGTTAGGCAAGTCAACGTCCGCATTCTGCACAGCACCAGTCCAGACCTTATTCGAGCGGCCATTGCCATGCTGGTCGCAAGCGATTAGCTCGCCGCATAGGCGCTCGCCTTCATAAAACCGAACCGTTGTGCATTCTTGGCGCGGCATTGGGCTATTCCTTCAACTTTAGAAGTGCATTGAGACAAGCGTTAAGTTCAATCTCGTCGCGTTCCGTCCATGGGGCCATTCCGTAATTGAATGTGCAAACTTCTCGATCCCATGAAGCGTGGATAGTGCGCCGATTACGATCAGGTTTGCCACCAAGTAGCGTCTGCAATACAAAATATGGCGGCAGCGTAACCATCGGCGGGGCCTCTATATTCAACGGGTGGGTGGTGCTGGTAGCAGCATCCAATAAGTCGGATTTACGAGGGACAGCAATTCAGCTTCAAGCGACCCCTCGTACCAGCCAGCGGGGGCGAAATCGCCGTCCTCGTCGTAGTCATGCTTTGGTAGGTCGTCGCGATACTGCGCGTGCATGGACCGCCACTTGCCGAGCGAGTTGAAAAACCCGACCAGCAACAGCCGATCCTTCGGCGCTGTCTCAATCGGTTTCCACTCGTCGCTTTTGGCTTTTCCGGGTAGCTGGCAAATATCGGCAACGTCATGATCGTGTTGCAGATGATCGCTCAGTTGTGATGCTAGCGTTTCGGTCATGGCTGCGGGCCTATTTCGCTAGGTTTTGGATTTGCGTTTCTAGGTGGCGCACATCGGCCTCGCAGCCGCACGCCTTGGCATCGGCAAGCTCTTTAGTGAGCCGATTTAGCTTGGCCTGTTTTCGGTCCTGTGCGGTCATTTTCGGGCCTATTCTAACTGATCGCGGAGGTCGCTGACGGCTTCCGCTTCCGTCTTGCCGTAGCCAATGGGGCGGCCCGGCTCATAGCCATCCTCAACCGCCGACCAATCAAACGATCTTATCGGAATTGGTGGATAAATATGGGCGGTGACTATTTTCATGCCGCCATTTTCACCTTCGCCAAAATGGCCTGATTGGTGAGTTTGACATTCAGCTTAAGGTTATTTGTTGCGAACGATAGGGCTGCGGGAAGCGTCCAAAATCCCAATTCATCGCCCCGCTCTGAAATCTTGAGGAACCAGCAGTTGTTCCGGTAATCAATGGTGGTGGTCATTTGTGCTCTCCGTTTCCGATAAATATACAATACGCCAATTTGGCGTATTTGCAATAGCTATCTGCGCAACTTTATTGCTTTCTTTTGGAGCCTGTTTAGGGCCATCCGGTCCTTACCAACGGCCAGCAAAACCATAGAAACGGCCAGTGGTGGGCCTTCTGAAGCCCAACGCTGGCCGCTGCGGGCGCTGGTGCCAAATAGCTCGCCTGCAGCTTCCTGGGTAAGCCCAAGGGCCTCAATACGGCTGCGGTAGGCTTCTGGCGACACGGCGGCCTAATCTAACAGGGTTAGAGTTTCGCGGGCCTTGGTAAGACAGCCCTGCATATCGGTGTGGTGTTCGGTGATCCATTCCAGCGCATCCTTCGCCGCGACCAGCCTCATATCGCGCTCCATCACAAGATCAGCAATCTCGGCCTCGACTTGCTTGCGCTCGGTAGCTATTGCGCCAGCGACCTGATCCCTCAACGCGCCGGAATGAGCCGCGACTATCGCGTTAGCCTTGTCAAAATCCTCGTTGTGGATAGCTACGGGCATTTCGGGCCTTATTTGTTAGATTGCTTCGCCAATAATCTCACGCTCAAGAGCGCCGTATTTTTCATCGTCACCGACGACTTGGCCCTTGAGCGCGACGATCCACCACCGCTCACCTTTCCACTTTGGCGGAATAAGTGTGGCGTGGAGAGTGCCTTTTTTGCAGAGGTCGAGCGGCCCAGGCGAAGTGTGAATAACGCCGGGCGCTGGCGTCTCGACTTTAACACCGCCGTTTGCCGGGGAGCCGTCCGGGTTAGACCGCCAGAACGCAATCTTGGCACCGTCCCGCGTTAGTTCGTTCATGCGTTTCTGCTGGCGCTCGTTCCACTTGGCGGCGAAGTAAGCAATACAGGACTGCCAATAGTAGCCGTCGGCGGAGCCGTCGCCGGAGCCGTAGCCGTAGCCGTAGCCGTAGCCGTCGCCGTTTGCCGGGAAGCCGTCCGGCAGCTTACCTTGCAGGACTACCGGGACCACGGCGCGGCCTCCCAAGCAACAGCCGCTGCGGGCGTAACTTCGGCAACGCAGGTAATATCCCGCAGTTCAATATCTGCCGCAGGCCCGACGCGAGCGCCGTCAACCGGCCCCATTGAAGCTAGGCCGAGAAAGCCCTTATTCGCAGTCGGCCACGAAATGCAGTTACGGGCGGCGCGGAGCTTAATCATCACGCCGTCAGTCTTGATCGCGTAGCCGAAGAACACGCCCCGGTGCGAGGTTGTGACCAGCACGGCGCGTTCGTTCTTTTTGCGGTTAGGGTGGTTTACCATCTTGGCTCCTATGCCCCTGAATGCCGAGGCGCACATTGCCCGAAGGTTCGGGCCTACTTTGACTTCGGTGGGGTATCGAGTTCGGTTCGCAGCGCATCCATTTCCGTCACCAGCGCCTCGATACGTTTGCGCGTGGTGCCGATGTAGGTGTCCTTGTACGTTGGCGACTTGAGGTAGTGGCGAAGGCCCTCTACCGCGTCAAACAGCACATCCGAAACCATCGCCATATCTCCCTGTTGACCGTATATAGGCAAAGCCTTGACAACTTGTCAATAGCCCTATACGCATAGTTGACAACTTGATAGGGTTCGGAATGTCCACCGATTTACTGCCAAAAGGGTTTTTAGTCGGCTATGCGAGAGTTTCCACAGAAGATCAAAAGCTCGACCTCCAGCTTGATGCACTTAGATCAGCCGGGGTGCTACCTGATAATTTGCACGTCGAAAAAATCTCAGGCGCTTCCGCTAAACGTCCGGCTCTTGATCTTGCTATTAAAGACCTTCGCCAAGGCGATACATTGGTCGTGTGGCGCTTGGATCGTTTGGCCCGAAGTATGCGCCAACTCTACATGCGCCTCGACCAAATTTACGCAAAGGGGGCGAATTTCCGAAGCATTACGGAAGCCTTCGACTTCGGCACAGTCAGCGGCAAATTCGTCCTCGGAATCCTGGGACTTGTCGCTGAGTTTGAACGCCAGATCATCGCCCAAAGAACGTCAGCAGGCATCGCGGCGCTCAAGTCTCGCAAGGGCAAGGAATACAAGTGGGGACGTACATTGCACATGACACCGGAGCGCGTGGCGCTCGTTGGGGACTATCTCAACGGTCGCAATGGCAAGCCACAGTTGAGCGGACCGAAGATCGCCGCGAAGCTCAAGGTTTCTACGGCCTCAATCTATGGGTATTGGAAACAGGCAGGCAAGGGCCGGTTCACTCGCCGGAAAGCTACGCCGAAATGACCGAAAGGCTTTACGTGTACGTCGCAGAAAGCTCCAAGGGCTTAATCAAGATCGGCTTCTCGGCTAACCCGAAACGCCGCGTGAAGTATTTGAGCGGAACCGTGCTTCATGCACACCGTCCGGTTACTTTCTTGCGAGCTAAGCGCATGGACGCAATAGCTGCATACAAGGTGGAAAAGTTCACTCAGTACCTTCTAGCCGAACACGCAGCCCCTATGACTTACCCCGGCCTTGGGCCTTCGATGGAGTGGTTTCAATGCTCACAGGAAGCCGCCTTTAAGGCCCTAAGAACCGCCGTTCGTTGCGTGCAGAACGCAACAGAGTATTTCGGGCATGATCGGTTTAACTGGCGGCGAGCCGTGCCGTTTATAAAGGCACGAAAAGGATTGGTGTTGCCGCATAAATTCGACATGTGGCTTACTCGGCAAATCGAACTATCTAAGGGCGAGCGCCTTGATGCGATGATTGATGTTCAACGTAAGATGCACAATCTATGCGCTACGGCGCAGAACAATTAGGAGACTGGCGTGGCCGACGTGAAGCTCACAGAACTCGAACCGCAATGGCTCACGCGGGACGGCAAGCGCGTGGGCGTGATATTTCGCAATCCGTCGCCAGAGCATCGGAAGTGGCGGGTGACTTGCTTCGCTGCGCCGACGCCGAATGACGATCAAGAGGCAATCGTTCACGCGGCTGTCGGGGAGACGGATATGTGGCAGGGCTGCAATCCGGCGTCGGGCTGGAAATTTGAAGGCGGTATAGACGGCGCTACATTCGAGACGCTGACAATCACGCCTTCGCTCGATGGTGGTCAGCATTGGTGGCACGGATTTGTTACCGGCGGGGTTTGCAGGTGAGCGACAAGTGCCACATGTGTGGGAGGCCGCCCTCGGAACATTCTTGGGACACCCGCTCCATATGCAACTTCTATCTCGGCGCGGCCGGGTCAAATCTCACGAAAGACCAGGAGGACGCAGTCTATGCCGCATATCTCGGCATCTGCTTTCTTCAAACGATGTGCCGCAGAGTGAACCTGAAACTTGGTGAGCAGCGTGCACAAGAATTGCTTACCGAATTAGGCGTCGCCTTCCCGTTCATTCCCGAACGGGTCGGTTTGTCCGCCTTACGTTGAATATGCAGGAGTTTAGCGTGACGATCAAAGAGGCAATAGAAATTCTCACGGAAGAAGTGGTTGCGCGCAAGACGAGCCCGAATAGTTGTTCGGAAGAAGTTACTCAGGCAATTGAAACGCTTTTGTCCGTCATCACACAGAAAGCTTAGGAGAATTTTGCTGTGACCGTAGCAACCGATTTTAAGCGCGCCTACTTGCAAGAAAACAAACGCGCCAACTATGCCGAGGGCGCGCTGCGCAACATCGTTCTGGCATGGAACAAACTCAAGCCCGGCAATTACTCCAAGGACGTATGGGAAACGTGGCTGGAAGAAACTCTCAAGCCTGCCGTAGTGGCTGGCGAGGTTGCGCTGACTGTTCTAAATAATCAGCGAAAGAATTAGGAGTTTTTAGATGGCGTGGACCGCAAAGCAGAAGGCCGCGTTCAAAAAGGAACGGCGGAATTTCAGCGCCAAGACCTATCTCAAGGTCAAGAAGGAATTTGACCGGCAACGCAAGCTGCCGCGCAACGCGCCTGTCTGGTACATGAACAAGACTGAATGGAACGCAATATCGTCGGCGCTCAAGATTGCTGCCGATCACTCTAAATAATTAGGAGCCGAGGCGGTGTACGAGAAAATGAGTGCCAGCGAGATTGTTTTGCAAGCCCTCATTTGGGGCGAGGAAAGCATTACCGAAATGATAAACGGCACCCATGAATCAGAACCGCACCGCGCCGAATTGGTCGAGTTGCGAAGGCAGATGCGAGTTTACAGGAAGCGGCGTTACGGCAAGCCGGTTGATCCCTTCGCAAACGCCAAGCTTGTCAGCGCCTTTGATCTGCCCATTACGAAAGAGGGATAACGTGGTTTCTCCGGTTCCAAAGCACCTACGCGCCGATGACGAGTACGACGCTATCGCTGGCGAGCTGCGAGATCATCGGTATGGCCTAGAGGTTGACCGATCAAAGGGAGTTGACCTTCCCGGCATCGGCGCGCACCGCGCCAAGTACGCGCCCGGCCTTGCAACGGCACTCTTGGCGCTGGCCGGGACCGATGACGTTGGCGACCCGATGTGCGGGACCGGGACGCTTGGACGAGAAACCGGGAAGCTAGTTGCCCTGAACGACATTGATTACGGCATGTGGAATTTTTTGGAGCCTCTTGGGAAAAATGGGTGCCAAGTCACGTTTGGTCCCGCTACCGAGATTAAGTGGCGGCGCGAAGTCTGCATCTTTTCGCCGCCGTATTATCCGAAGGCCGATCGCTGCAAGCCGTGCGCTCACAATGACGCGAGGCGCGGCCCGGTCGTCGGCTTCCGTGATTCCTATTCTGGCGACCATCCTCAATTCGTCGGCAACCCCGGCGGCGTGAACGCTATTCTAAAATATCGCCAGCAGATGACCGCGATCTATGACCACCTTAAAACGGTCTGCGACCGCATGATTGTAGTCACAAAAAACTGGACGCGGCTTGGCGTGGAAATGCGCCTCGACCTCGACACGATATTGATGGCGCAATCGGTCGGCTGGTACTGCGAAGGGCGGAACGGATTTGAGCCGTCGCCGTCTTTGTGGTCGCGCTACAATAAGCAACGCGGCGGCGGTGTCACCGTCGAAGATGTGTTGATGTTCTCGAAACCCCGTTGAAGAATTAGGAGAATTTAATGCGCTGGCGTCACAAGAAGCGCGGAACGACTTACGAGGAAATTGGTCGCGCCAAGCTCCAAGCCTCTGACACTGGCGGTATGGGCGACCATCATCCGATGGTAGTTTATCGTGGTGAGGATGGTCAGCTTTGGGTGCGGCCAGAAGATGAATTTGAAGATGGCCGCTTCGAGCGGCTGGTGGATTAGGAGTTTGAAATGGCTACCAACACCCCGTTCTATCCCGGCGATACTCACTGGTCCTACGTCAAGCGTTGGGCGTGGCTGATGTGGGTGCAGTATTGGTCGCCGCTCGGGTCGAGCGTCTCGACGCAGTATGTTTGTGCAGTTACCAAACCAAAGGAACTGAAAAATGAAATACTTGAACGACAAGTGCCAGCGTTGTGCCAACAGCCGAGGACTTCACGCCGCCGTCATCAAGACTAATACGCAACAGCGATGGCCGCTCGTGTGCGAAGCGTTCAAAGAGGCTGATGAGAATTAGGAGAATGAAACATGCGCGTCGAATTTACTTGGTCTAAGTGGTGCGTCCTATTCACACAGCAGCCGACGCCATCCGGTCTTGATCGGTGGTTTACAATCGGTCCGGCCCATTTTCGGTGGACCGCCAAGCAACTTCGCCCGCTGTCATAGGCGGTCAGTCCCCGTCGCCCGGTGAAGAAAGCCGGGCACCGTTTGAATTTAGAGGAGTTTGCCGTGGTCATAGAAAACATTGGCCTTGGCTTCCACTGGCATAAAATCAGACACGCCTATAAAGAATTTTACGATATGTGGTCAGGATATTGTAGCGGACCAAGTGAGTGCGTGTGGATTGTGCCGGGAACGGCACTAGAGGACTAGGAACGACCATGCCGATCACGTCAGAGCAGCGCGAAATTCGCAATCTGAAAAAACACCTTCGCGGGCTGACGGCGCAGGTCATGGAGACGATTGCTAGGATAGACAGGATTATGAAAATTCCGGAAGGACCATTGCGCGGCAAGATGATTGCCGAGGCGACGAACGCGCTGGAAATGACAAATCATGCTTATCCGGTTTCAACATGCAGGCTCTAGCGGTTGATGTGTTCCATGACTGACATTCGGGTGCGTCCACTCGCCGCTATACAGCCCGTCATAGGTCGGGCTTTCGCCGTTTGCGCCGATGCCCAAGAGCGAGCGGAAGGCATTGAATGGGTAGAAGCGGCGATTGAACCGGAAGGTAAATTCGTTGAGGTAGGCTTGCAGGTGCTTCGGCTCGACGCGCCCGTGGTGCGTGCCTTGCAGCCAAGCTTTGAGGTTGCTGAAAACAAGGTGAACGATAGGCAGGTATTCTTCGGCAACATCGGGCTTGTTGGACTCGACCACGGGCATGTGAGCGTAGCCGCGATCAGCAAGCGAGTTGTAGCCGCCCCAAGCGTCGGTAACGACCATGTTGGACGTAGGATCAACCGCAGCCTCTACAAAGCCGCACAGCGACTTGGCGGTACGGTCGGGGGCGATTTCCAGCCTGAGACGGCCAGCATATCGGCCACCGCGCCGCATGGGCTTGTCGCCCTTCTTGGCCGGGCGCTGCCGAACCTCGACGGCGGCGACTACGAGCGTCTTGTCGTCGGCATGGGGACCTTTGCCCTCGCCCCGCGTCACGCCGCCGATGTAGGTTTCGTCAATCTCGATATGGTCGCGGCCCGAAATGCTGCCACCGATCCGGTCGCGGTCTTGGCGCACCATACCGGCTCGCAGCTTGTGCAGGATGCCGAAGGCGGTTTCGTATCGGGTAAGGCCAAGCTGGCGCTGAAATTGAACGGCGGACAGGCCGGGCGTCATGCTGGAAATGAGGTAAGCCCCCCAAAACCAAGTCGTCAGCGGCGTATGGGTGCGTTCCATGACCGTGCCGACCGTCAGGGAGGTTTGCTTACGGCATTTGCGGCAGGCCACCACATGCGGACGCGCCGCAGAACAGTACAGCGGCTCGCCAATGGCCTTGCAGTGCGGGCAGCGGAAGCCGTCAGGCCATTTTGCGCCTTCCAGATAACGAGCGCAGGCCGCGTCGTCAGGGAACAGCTTTTGGAACTGCGGCAGGGACTTGGGGAATGGCAGTTTTTCCCATTGGTGAATGTCTTGGATCATGGCCTATTTTCCTGTTTTGGCCTGATAAGCGTCGGCGGCGTCGGACGGGTTGTATCCAAGGTCTTGATATTCAGCCAAGCCGCGCCGTTCCTCAGTTGTGATGACGTGGCCGGGGTTACGGTAGTCCAAAAGCGCCTCGCAAGCATCGCCGACCCACAACATGCGCTTCATGCTGAGTCCGCTCATGCGGACGTTCCCGAGCTTGTTGACCATATCCTGATGCGCCGGGCCGTGCCCCTCATGGTGTTTCGAGGTACTTGCCACGTTAGCCTACCTTTCCGGCAGGATCGGCTATGCGATCCTTTAGCTCGCCCGGTTCAATCGTGGAGTCCTCATGGCTCCAACTATGGCCTGCCCAGTCCGCGACATACCATTTTGTGCCGTCGCCCGGCACGGTGCGGTCGAGCTTTACCATCGAGCCGTCATGCGAGACAAAAACCTGTTCGGGCGCTAGTTCATCGCGTCGAGCGTACCAGTCGGTCGTTTTTCCTACGGTATCCACGCCCGTTTGATGGGCTATGCCGCCTCGCGGATCGCTTCCGTGTCCTTTTGCGTCTTTCATGTTCAACTCCCGTTAACTACGAGCCTTTCGGCCTCTGCAATCTATATAGCACTAGTAGGTGCATGTGTCAAGCGGATAAGCATGTGACAAATGACGGCGCGCGGTACTTTGGCCTTGGCGTAGATTTCCGCAAGGACCGCAAGCCGGGCCGAGACAACGCACCGCCGAAATTTCGTGAAATGCGCGGTATCTTGAAGTCACAATAGGAGTAATCCGTCGATTATAACCACAGACAGCGCATCGGCGGCTAAGTGAGTTTGTCTTGCGGTGTTAATGGTCTTTACATCTATTAGTAGCGATTGTGCGGCGTAAAAAACTACGCTAGAAAAAATCAGCGCCGCGCAGGAGGTCTATTTCCTGGCGGCGCAGACCCGAATTGATGCTTGGCGGCTGAAACTCGGGCCAATGACTTAAGAACTATATAGCCTGCGGGCTAGTTCCGGTCAAATCATAAAATCCATGCCGCCAGAAGCCGCCAGAAGGCCCGGGATGCATTTATTTGCATTCTAGGCTCTCGTAGCAGGGGCGGAACGTGCAGGGTGTAGGGGCGAGGCCCCAACTTGGATGTGCGGCTACGGAAAAGGCCAAGTATGGCTGACGGGACGCTCGGCTCCATTGAGCAGAATCCTAAGCCACTTCCTCTTGCCTTCCATTGGTTTCCAATGGGGGTAAGGGGGGTGTGGCTTCCGAACACTCTCACCATTGAGCAGGATTAAGTAAAGATGAAAGCTAGAAATAAGAAAGAGGCTGCGATAGTAGTTATTACTAATGCAGCTTTAGTTAATAAAATTGTTGGCGTTAATTTTTCCGATAAATGTAAATTATTGGCTCAAAAATACTGTTTTGAATGTCCGATAGTATTAGCTTCAAATCACGCGACCGGAATGGTTACAGCGGATGTAATTGTTTTTGCAACAATGATTGCTAAGGAAATCCAGAAGGATTTTCCAAGTTGGTGTCGGCGAGCTTTAGATCATTTAGAAGATAAGGTGGCAAAGCCTTCGACAAAGAGAAAAATAAGATTTTTTGAAAAATCAACTAATCCAAATGCGGCCCCAAGCCAAAAGAAAATTGATAATTTTTATGGGTCTTGGGAATGGAAAAGATTGCGGTATGATTTTATAAAAAAGAATATCAGAAAATGTAAATGCTGCGGTGCCACACCTGATGATGGCATATCAATTAACGTCGATCATATTAAGCCAATTAGGCATTATTGGCATTTGCGCACCAAGGAATACAATCTCCAAGTACTTTGTGCAGATTGCAATATGGGAAAAGGAAGCCGCGATGAGACGGACTGGAGGGGAGATAGGATAGTCTCTCTTGACTTAATTCGGGAACAACTAAAACCAAGGGGATAACTATGCTAACATTTTCTGAATTTTGGTCATCCTACCCTAAACGCCTCGGCTCTAATCCAAAATCAGCGGCTCAAAAGAAATACAATGCACTGGTTAAATCTGGCATTGAACCTGAGCGAATGATAAACTCGGCCAAAGCCTACGCCGATGAATTGCGCGACCAAAAGAAACTTGGAACAGAGTTTGTTTGCCAAGCGCGAACATGGTTAAATCAAGAGCGCTATAACGACTACGCGCCAGACCCAGGATCAGCCGAACGGACTGCCAAAATCAACGCGGATATGCTAAGACGCGGATGGAAATGGAACGGCGCGAAGTGGGAAAAGATCGAAGCCAATATCCTAAGCGCAGGCTAAATCTCTATTGACGCACTTACGCATATCTGCGTATAAATAATCACCGTGCGCCTCGACGGTCCACTGGGGCGGAGAACTGAAAATGAATACTCACCCAAATCGTACTAAGCGAACTGGCGAACGTGCCGTTATGGTCACGACTTCGCATCGTGGCGTTTTCTTTGGCTATGCCGCCAAAACGGACGGCGCGATCATCAAACTGCGGCGCGCCCGCAACTGCATCTATTGGGGAACCGATAATAAGGGTTTCCTGGGCCTCGCCTCAATGGGACCGACCAGCACAGCGAAGATCGGTCCCGCAGCCGATATTGAGCTTTGCGATATTACTTGCGTGGCTGAGTGTTCCGAAGAAGCCACGAAGGCCTGGGAGACGGCCCCATGGAGCCGGTAATCCTTAAAGGAGACGCCGCGAAAGCGGCGGCAATTCTTGGCTATGGCTCTGGCTCTGGCTATGGCGATGGCTCTGGCGATGGCTATGGCTCTGGCGATGGCTATGGCTATGGCTCTGGCTATGGCGATGGCTCTGGCTATGGCTCTGGCTCTGGCGATGGCTATGGCTCTGGCGATGGCTATGGCTATGGCTCTGGCTATGGCTATGGCTATGGCGATGGCTCTGGCGATGGCTATGGCTCTGGCGATGGCTATGGCTCTGGCTCTTATTGGTCCTCCTGTATTGCTTACTTTGCTTCCAAGTGGACTGACGCTGATCGCGCTCGATTTACCGCAGCTAAAAAATTAAAAACCAAGATCGCTATCTGGCGATCAACCGATAAAGGCTTGCCGTCGAATGGTGGTGGCAAGATTGAACCAGCGGCTCCCGGCGTTATCCATACTGCACCTGGACCGCTCAATCTATGCCACAAAGACACACTCCACGCCACCCTTATTCCTCCGAAATGGAAAGGCGAGCGGTGGTGGGTTGTGGCACTCCACGGCGAAGTCATTGGTGACGATGAAAAGTATGGCTGCCTGAAACGAGAAATTATTGGCGAATGCCTGTAATTTTCCAACACAGAATCTACCGCTTAGACCTAGTTGCGAATCCGTCTGTCCTTTATCTTTTTGGGGACAACGAACAGCGAGTAGGCCTAGGCGGTCAAGCCGCTATGATGCGCGGCGAACCAAATGCGGTTGGCGTTTGCACCAAAGCTACGCCGGGTGGCCCGAATGAGTTTTGGGGTGATGATAGGTTTGAGGAAAATTGCACCGTTATTGATGCAGATTTAACGCGAGCCTTTAACCATGCAAGGAAAGGCGGCAACATCGTTATTCCTTCCGATGGTCTAGGGACTGGGCTTGCCCAACTCGACACTAAAGCGCCGAGAACTTTCAAATATTTGTCAGGGCGGCTTTCCAAACTGGAAAGAACCTAATGCCTGCCGGACCTTGGATGGATATTTTTGCGGTTGAAAAGATGCTTCGGCGCATGGTCGAAGGGAATCAAGCTGCTTGGGCAAAGCGCAACAAAATATCACTCGGCTATGTGAACGATGTTCTCAATGGCCGCCGATTGCCGGGCGACAAAATCACTCAAGCCATGGGGTTGGAAAAGGCTTTACTTTGGCGAGTGCCAAACAAATAATTGGAAATTGAGTCCGCCAATGAAAATCGAAAACGACACCGCTACCTTTTCTTCTGGCCGCACAGCATATGCGAATCGTGGGATTATTGGGCTATCGCCAGAATTAAATCTTTCCGAAGGCTATGACGGCGGATTTTGCGCTTGGCCTATTCCTGAATGGTGGAGTGACGAAGAAAAGCGCGCCTGTTTGCAATCTTCTGATATGATTGAGCTTGCAGATTACATGATTTCTCAATGGGGAAAGTTCAAAGAATTAGTTTCCGAGAAAGCCAATGATGTCCTGTAATCCCGCAACAACGCCAATAGTTTAGCATGAACATCACCAATATCCACGAAGGCCGAATGCCAGCGATGCTTCTAATGGTGTTTCGCCAGATTGAACGCTTAGCGCAGGGCTGCACTCTCGCAACGAAACTACCTATCTCGCCAGACTACTTTGGCGAGGCTTGCGCGGAATGCAAAGGACACGGCTGGATTAAGAAGGAGCGAGATACACATGCCAAGGCTTTGCCTTGTAAGGCTTGTGGGAGCGATGGATGGTCTAAATGATGTTCTGAGCGACGAATCATTCCAACGATCCTAGAGCCAATTCCGCGAAGCCTAAGGGCATCTTTAGGACACGTCGCAATGTCATCGAGGGAAATAGCAGCCCTCAATCGCAATCAGCCCGGCGATCATGAAATTCTGCAAGAAGTTGTGGAAATCTGCCAAGCCGAAGATATGGCCGACGCAATGAGAACCTGGAAATTCAAGCCGCGAAAGGTTACGGCTAAGACAGCAAAGCTTGCGCCAAGTCACAGGCTAGCTATGAAAAGCGCCATTCGCGCGGGGAAATAATGGTCGTAGAAAACATCGGCCTTGGTTTTCATTGGCATAAAATTCGACATAGCTACCAAGAGTTTTATGATCGATGGTCGGGACATTGTAGCGGATGTAACGAATGTGTTTGGATTGTTCCTGAAACAGTTTTAGAAAACGAGGAATCTAAACTTTGATAATATGGGGTGCCGCTTATACAGAGCCTCGCAAGGAATTTCAGGCTCAAGGCGAAATAAAACGCTTGGGCTTTGAAACATTCTTGCCGGTCCTAACGCGAACTAAAATGGTGCGGCGCAAGAAGATGCTTTTATCGGAGGCTGTTTTCTCCCGGTATTTATTCGTGGCATTCGACCCGGCCCACGGCACCTACGGAGCGGTTAAAAGAGCTAAAGGGGTAGTTTGCCTCCTAGAGAACCAGTCAGGCCCTCAGCGGGTGCCCTTTGAGGCAATAGAGCGGTTCAGACAGGCAGAGCGCGCCGGGCTATTCGACATGACGAAGCCAAAGATTGATTTTGTCGCCGGACAAGAGGTTAAAATCACGGAAGGCCCCTTTGCAGGATTGATAGCCAAGGTAAGATCGGCCAGCCCAAGCAAGCGGGTAAAGTTGCTAATGCGATTGTTAGGCGGCGACGTATCGCTCGAAATCAATGCCGAAGATTTGCAAAAGGTGGGATAGCATGGGCATGTTACTATCAATCGGCGCGGAGAGCGAGCTTACGATTGGAATGCTCACGCGGGAAATGCTGCGCTTAACGGCAGAATATATGCGAGATCATCCGGTAGAATTTGACGGCAATCAGCCGCCCGAAGGAACTAAGCTATTTCAAAAGCAGGTTCAATTGGAAGTGACAGACAAGATGTTGAGCCAAACTTTAGATGATGTCGCAGAACGCGAGATTCATCCGTTGGCCCATGCGTTAGCTGATAATCTCAAGCATATGAAAATCAAAAACTCCTACGCGCTGCACCTGAATAGCGGCTCAAGCGGTCTAAAGGAATCATTCCATATATTAGACGGTTTGGCTATGCGTGGTAGGTTGGGCTTTATGCCTGGAACAGATAATAAACTGGCGGTTTTTGATGTGCTTGGCGCGGCTGAGTAGCCCCCTTGCATTCCACAAAAACTTAGCTACCATTACTAAATCTGGTAGGTCTATGGCGGCACCGTGCGCAAAGGCAGACTAGCTATCCGCATGTGCGGATTAGTATGGGTTTCTCGGTTTGAGAGGCCCGATTTATAAATGGGGAAACGAATGCGCGAAGCAATCCACCACTCGCCAATTCGATTTATCTCCGATATTGAACGGCGCGCACAGCGAAAGTTAGAACGTGCTGCCAAACGCGAGAGCAAACAAGCCAACTATCACGCGAATGGTTTGAATGGCCCTAACGCAATGGCCCGTCGCGCTAAACAGGCAGAAAATTCACCTTGCGCGTCGCCCTTTCCGCGCAACGCCCGCGCCTAACCTTATTCGTCCCCCATGCGTAAGGCGGCGCGGGCAATAAATCAAAGAGGCGTTGATTAAATTGAATTCATACAGAGACAATCAAAGTGGCGAAGGGCGGTAAGCGCGAAGGCGCGGGGCGTAAGAAGGGCGCGCTCACAAAACGCACTAGGGCTATTGCTGAGCAGGCCTTGGCGACTGGGACAACGCCATTAGAAGTTATGCTTGAGAACATGCGACATTTCCGACAGGTCGCATTAGACGCCGAGCAAACGATAGCTGGTCTTAGCGTTGAGGAAATGGGTGGTGGAAAACTTGAACCAGAGGAACAGTTCAAGCTAATTCTGGCGCAAGTTAAGAAGGCTGCTGGCCTGCGACAAATGGCCCAAGAATGTGCTAGGGATGCAGCTTCTTACACACATGCAAAGCTTTCTGCGATAACCATGCAGGGCAATCCTGATAAGCCATTAAAATATGAACTTTCAATCCGTTTTGTAAGCGCAAAGGCAGACGAATGAAACGCTGGCTCCTAGCTCTCGCCCTACTCGCAAATCACTGGATGCTCTTGCCTGCCAATGCGCAGGAGGTTTCAGTAACGCTCACGGTTAATCAAGCTGATCTAGCCTTGGTAAGCAAGGGTCTTGGCGGGTTGCCATTTGCGGAAGTAGCCCCGTTGATGAATAAGTTGCAAACTCAGGTCATGGAACAGCAGAAAGCTAAGGCTGCGCCAATTGTCCCGACTGCGCCGATAGAGCCGCCGAAGTAGAATTTTATTCTTACCGTCTCGGGCAAGATGAAAAAGTTATTCTACGGTCAAAACAGCACAGCGGAACGAATAGACATGCCGCATGTTGTCCATCCGACTAGCGGCAATCCTGCTGCTGAGATCAAAGGATAATCCCCATGCAAGTCTATGACACTCTGCGCGCAGGCGCTATTCATGACGTTCGAGTTGGACATTCGGTAGTTGCTCCCAACGCGGCTCCGGCTCAATCCGTTCCTAACACCAACACGCTCAAGGCTAAGACGGCGCATGTTCAAAAGCTCAATGACATTGGCGCAGATACTACGTTGACTGCGGCCCAAAAGCGCGAGGCCGTCGCGGCTGAGAATGAAAGCTACGCGGCCAACGTGCCGACTAAGGACTTTCATCCTGATTATGCCGCTGAACATCGCGACCGTCTAGCGGCTATTGCAGCTGATACTTCGCTGACTGATGCGCAGAAAAAGGCGGCGACCGACGCAGAGAATGCGGACTATGCCGCCGATGAAAATCAGGACGGCGTTCCCGACGAGACGCAGGACATCATCCACCTGACCCTTAATGGTGGTGAGAAGCGTTCCATCCTCCGTTCTGATCTGCTGTTTGCGCCAGCCATTATAGCGCGTCGGCAGGCTGATTATCCTGCTTATGCACAGCGCGGGCCGGATAAGAACGGAGTGACCGGGCCTAACTCATTGAACTCGGCCAATACGGTTAATTCGGCACAGGCTGGAAGTGGTCAATCGTTTACTGAGCCAAAGCCGGCGGATGAGGTCAAATCTGACGAAGCTAAGAGTAATGACGTTTACCCCCGCATCGGGGATTATCTGGTTGAGGACTTCGACATTTTGACCGACACCTATACGCAGAAAATCTATGATGCCGCGACGTTCGCGCGGTACTTCAAGGCGAGCTTGAACTAAGTGGCATGGCGGGACTGAACTATGCAAAATGGTTTGCTCCCGCCACCGCTTTCCTTATCTCGGTCGCCTTCTGGCCTGGAATTTCAGGCGCAGCCACTTCGCCTCGATGGGCCATCGCTGCCGTCTCTCTCGGCTACTTGGATTGGCGCTTGCTGCCTTTCGTCGCCTTTTGTTTCTTTGCAGTTGACTTTGACAGCGCCGTTCATTGGGCAATCGTTTGTGCGGCGTTCTGTTGGGGGTTGAATGAAGGACAAGGAACTGGAAGCAATATACGAAAGGTCTGCGCAGCTACGTGCGGAGGCATCGCAATTTCTGGCGTCATTGCCGCCTTCCAATGCTACGGCTTTGAAGGCATTCCCCAACTCGCCATCCCAGGCGGATTGTTCCTCAACAAAAACTTCATGGGCGAAGCCGCATGTCTTGCTCTCATCGCCAGTCTACAGTATCGACTATGGCTCCCCGCTCTAATATGCGTTCCGGCCCTGATCCTATCGACGAGCAGAGCTTCCTGGATTGGAGCTATCCTCAGTATTTGCTTTATATTGCCTTGGCGTTGGGCGGCTGGTCTATTATTTTTGGCAGCTATTATGCTCTGCGCTGGCTATCTGGCGGGGGTTGAAACGTCGCCAGCCACGTTACTACAGCGCCTTTCACTTTGGCATGACGCAATACAGAATTTCCATTGGTTAGGTTCGGGAGCTTACGATTATTCCACCATTCAATACCGCGAACCAAACCTGCACAACGATTGGCTACAGCTAATCTATGAGTTCGGCATCGTCGGGCTTATTCCTCTCATCGTCGTTTTCATGGCCGGAGGAAATGGCCTGCCTTTCGCTGTGGCACTCTTGGTCATTGGCTCATTCGGTTTTCCTCTACAGATGCCAGCTACTGCTTGGTTTGCTGCTTTTATGCTCGGGCATTTTGTGGGGCGCGGCCATGATGCGGGCCGAAGTGTTATACGCCCATGGCGTCCGAACTGGCGACTTCACAGCCCTTTTAGTCGCGCGTGATTTATACCCGTATTTAAAATACATAGCTCAAGGCCCTGCACGGGCGGGTAGCATTCAAGACATAATCCGTGCGGTGCGTGAGGACC